ACGGGGGTTTAGGTGAGCAGGGGGATAGCCCGCACCACCCACTGCCGCCCTCCCCCCGGTAGGTGGCTCAAGGCTGCCTATCGCCGGAACCCCAGATTTGACAAGGACTTCTGTTTATAGAGGGCGGAGATCGGAAGCGTGGTGCGGAAGATATCCGCCGCCCAACCGATGGAGGGATGGAAATGGCAGACGGCGTGTGGTGCGAGGCGTTCAAGTGGCGGCTGTGCGATCAGTGCAACGCCACGCTGGAAGGGGAGTGGTACGAGACAGTGGCCGGCACATACTGCTCTGAGGGTTGTGCTGATGAGGCTGAGTGTCACGATGATGGGTTGATGCCGCGTGGCGTTGACGATTACCTGGACTAGTGGGAGGGATTGGACATGGACCGTGATTACTGCCCCGAATGCGATCAGTATGTTGTGGCCAGCGTGCTGGCTGAGTATGGCCGCTGCCTTGGGTGTGTGGAGCGGCACGAGCAAGAGGCACGGCGGGAGTATTACTCTCATGTGCGGGCCGATTGGGTCTGCTCAAGGTGCGACAAGGTGACTGATGATTGCCAGTGTGGTGACTAGCCGGCCTTTGGTGATGCCCCTCGCCCAGAGGGGCGCCGCCAAGGGCCGACTTCCGGCTCTGTTCACTAGGGAGGGATGGATCATGGTACGCAACGTTGTCGTGAACGTGGATTGCTTTCGTCGCCTTGTCCTAAACCCGCAAGGCGGAATGGATTTGGAGTGTTACGTTGAAGGCATCGGTTGGTGTCTTGATAACGATGCCGTTGTCCCAGATGGCGTAATTGAGGGCCACCTTGCCCGAGCTATCGGCTTGCTCATATTGCAGGCAGACAAGCTAGGGATGACACTCAAGCCAATTACATGGAAGGTGGAAGCACGCATGGCATCACAGCAAAGCGTAGCCTAGCTGCGACCCGCAGTAACGGGCAGGCTCGCCCTGCCCGATGCTCTGGGCCGGCACTTCGCCAGCTCGCTTTCCTAAGGAGTGGATACCATGAGCACCATTTACGGCGGCGGCCGCATTGCAACTGCGGCGGACTTCGAGCAGATCAACGCAACCCGCAGGGCGGCCTACTACCGGGCAAGAGCCAAGCTAGTTGTGCCAACGGACTTACACTGCGAGCCGCAACCGCGGCGAGTGTATGGGATGCTGCGATGCGATGACAGGGCCATTGAGTGTCATCGCGACCGCATTGTGGCCCGCGTGGAAGCGGGCGCCAAGTGGACGCCGGCTTTGATCAGGAGCTATCTACGTGAGGATTAGTGACTCATTCCCTCCAGCCCGGCCGCTCGTTGTGGCCGGGCGCTGGAGGGGCTTTTAGGGGAGGGATGAACGATGTATCGCGTATTTACTCGAACCTGGTGGAAAGAAGCGGATCGACCCGGCTGGCCACACAATCTTGAGCCCTGTCCCGGTCGGAAGACGACGATTCGTAAGAACGTCAAGACGGAGGAAGACGCAAGGGCCATTTGTCGTGCTTACAACGACACGCACAAGCCGGGACGTTATTCCCGCAAGGCCGAATATGAGGAGCAATAACCCGTGACGCTTGACCTGACAACCATCTGTGCGGTGTTGGTGGTGTTTCTCTGTTAGATTTGACACCGTCCCCTTATTATGTGAGAAACCCTGGCGGGAATCCAACCAAACCAAACCACCGGCCCCCCTCGTCTCTGCCCGCCAGGTGCGAATGCAGGGGGGCTCGGTGGGATTCTTAGGAGGGAATTGCAATGCTTCTTTACGATGTGACCTATCCCAATTCCAAGGCATTCGACCGCGATTGCACTTGGTCCTATTTGGCCCGGGTTGCTCGCGATCCGAAGCTTGTTGGTGCTATTGCCACTTGCACGAATGGCGAACGCTTTCAGCTCACCTTGGCCAATGATGGCAAATGGTATCGACCCGAAGATTTCCCAACCACAACAAGGAGGTAAACATGCTTGTTCTCAATCGCCGCGTGGAAGAACGTATCATCCTCGAACACGCCGGCGCCCAGATCACCATTACCCTTTGTGCCGCCCACCGGGACCGTGCCCGGATCGGCATTGACGCCCCCGATGATGTACTCATTCGGCGGGAAGAGTTAGGACCCTGGTTGCGAGAGGGGGATCACGATGGAAAGCAAGCGTGAGTGGATTTATGGGATTTGGTTTGTGCCCGGCGGTGACCAAGACTACCTGGCCACGCTCAAGAAAACGGACGACGGGCCCTGGACCCTGGATTACCGCTTCCGGTATTACAGCCCGCTCTCCAAAAGCCCACATGACAACCTTGACAGAAAATCCTGTTATACCGCCCGCATGAAAGACGGATCGCAGGAAAGCCTTGCGAAGTCTCTGGAATGCCAACGGGCCATAATTGCCCACGTTGAAGCACGTTTGGGCGGACAGCACGATTTCGTCGATTTGCAGTGTTATGACAATGATCCCAAAATGTTCTTCGAATTGGGATCAAGGGATTGGGCACATATCAGATTGGAGGGAGACCATGGACGGACTGCTTGAAATCTTGGCCGCCGTGGTGGTCGGCCTAGTTGTCTGGTACACCGCGATCTGCGTTGATGACTGGATGGAAAGGAGAGAACGCCATGAAAATCAGAATAATCACGACTAAACGTGACCTATTTTTCATCCACGGAGAACGAACATGAAACATCAAAAAACCCGCAAATGCCTAAAAGCGTATTGGTTGACTGGACAGAGCGTTTACACCCTGAAAGGGGATACGTTCTCTGCCGTTAGCCAGGATGGAGACAACTGGTATCGCAACGGCACGAACGAACACGAGGAAAGTCTTGAATTTTGCGAGGCGGACGTTCTGTTGGTCGGTGGCGCAAGAGACGGCATTGTCGTCGGCTAGAAAGGAGGAATCCCCGTGACCGAGAGAATTAACCATCCTCGTGATCCTGAATGGAACATCGAGATTATCGAAGATGCCTGGCGCCAGGTAAACAACGCTTCCGATGACCTTGAACAAGCCGGGATGCTGGGCAAGGAAACGTCCCAGTTATTCACGAAACTGCTTGTCCAGCTCGACAAGGACATCCTGGGATTCAAGGACGCTAACCGCTACGCTTGACCGCTCAAGCGGTGCCCGCCGAGGGGTACAACGCTCCATGCTGGGAACACGTTGCACTTGGCTCTTATGCGGTTCGAATCCGCAGGCGGGCAATTTATGTATGAAGAGCAAAAATACTGTCCGATTTGTGGCAAAAAGGCTGCCGATGGGGAGTCGCTGGTCGCCGGCCCTGGAATTACAGCGCAACATCGCTGTAGCAAAGACACATTGCGTCGTATTGATTCGGCTTTATCTCAAGACGGCAGGTCGCCTAGGAAACCTACCGAAAAAGAGAGACTTCAGCTTGGATTCAAAATGCTTGATGGCCGCTTTTCTTGAAGGGAGGGACAAATGGCACATACACCTGGACCGTGGCATTGGAAGGGCGAGGATTATCGCGGCGAATGGGGATGGCAACTCCTGGTAGGTCCGCACGGAGAAGGCATCTTGTGCGGCGAGGAGGATGACCGCCAACCGTATCGCCATTTGCGGGTAGGCATGCCAATCGAGCCAGCCTATTGCAAGACCGGATTTGAGGCCGACAAGGAATCCGCGCCGTGTGTGCATGTGCGAATTGATGATGCCCGGCTCATCTCTGCCGCTCCGGAGTTGCTTGCCGCGTGTGAGGATGTCATTGAAAAAATGGCACCAACCACATGCGAAGCACAATCCGTATTCGACAAATTACACGCCGCCATTAAGAAAGCGAGGGGCCAATGATACCTGACATGACACTAATCGACTACTTCGCCGGCCAAGCCTTGACGGGCCTGTTATCCCAGACCACGTACACGGAGACCGGCTATCCGTGCCCTAACTGGGAAGGAGACTCCGAAGATGTAAAGGGCCTTTGCCAAAGAGCCTACCGTATCGCTGAAACCATGCTGGAGGCCAAGAAAATCATCGCCGCCGACAAAAAGGAGAAATCATGACCTGTGAAGAGTTCCGCACCCTAGTAAGCCGCTTCCGCACTATCCCCACCGCTGCCGAGGTAATCAGCGTAGTTGTGCACGCTCGCAAATGCCAAACGTGCAGGGCGTTTGTTATAACGCGGGATAACCTGGCCGAACAAAGCATGACGCCCGAGCAAATCGAAGGCTGTCGTCAATTATCTAACGCTGTCGCTGCCAACGCCCTGGCCAGATTGCGGGAAGACCCTGAACTACAAGACATGATGAAAGGAGCCAATAAATGAGCCAGCCTAATCAGCTTGAACGTTCAAGCGGCGTCACCAATCCTCTCGTCTTGCTGGAAGCCGCCATCAAGAAAGGCATTAAGCCCGAGGAACTGGGCAAGCTTCTGGACTTGCAAGAGCGATGGGAACGCAATAGGGCCGCCGAACAATATGCGGGGGCTATCACGCAATTTCAAGCCAAAATGCCAGCCGTCCTTAAAGTCAACCCCGTGAAAAACAAGGCTGGTCAGATAATGTACCACTTCGCCGACTTCGCGGACGTAATGGACATTGTTCAGCCCATCGCCTCGGAATGTGGGATTGTCATCACCTTTGACACCGAGCCGCAGGAAAAACGTCTCAAAGTAACCTGCAATATCCGCGTTGGCACGCACGTTGAACATGCCCATGCCTACGTTTCCGTGCCCAATATCCCCAATGCCAACGATACCCAGCAAGATGGGGGAGCCATTGCTTTTGGCAAGAGGTACGCTGTTTGTGCTGGCCTGGGCATCCGCATTAAGGGCGAAGATAACGACGCCAGGTTTGACGACCAAAGCTTGACCGCTCAAGAGACAGAGGAGATAAACTCGCTCATTGAAGCATGCCGTTTGGCGGGTCGCTCGGACGCTGGTATACAACAGTTCTGGGACTGGATTTTTAAGGAGACCGACACCACGAAACGCTTGGCCGAGATGCCACGAACCGATTTGGGACGGGCCAAGGTTGCTCTCCAGGAATGGCTCAAGAAGTATGGCAAGAAAGGGGGTGGCCAATGATCGAATATAACGTCGAGCAGGGTAGCCCCGAGTGGTTCGGCCTGCGCCTGGGCCGCCCCACAGCCAGCGAGTTTAGCCGCATTCTCACCCCGGCCAAAGCCGATTACTCGGCCCAGGCCGCCGACTACATCGACGAGTTAATCGGCATCAAGCTGAATGCCCTGGACGGCCGCTTCCCCCCCTGGGTCGAAAAGTATACCTCGCGGGACATGGCCAATGGCGAGGCATTCGAGGCCGAGGCCCGCTTCTGGTATGCCATGGAGACAGGCAACCGCGTTAGGCAAGTGGGGTTTGTCACCACCGACGACGGGCGCTTTGGCTGTTCGCCTGATGGCCTGATCGACCCGGACGGTGGCCTGGAGCTCAAATGCCCGCACCCATCAACCCAAATGTACCGGCTGCGCAAGGGAGTCCTGCCCAACGAGTACAAGGGCCAGGTACACGGGGCTTTGGCCATCACGGGCCGGAAATGGTGGGACTTCGTTTCCTACTGCCATGGCCTGCCCAAATTCATGGTGCGGGTCGAGCCGGATGACTTCACCGAGAAGCTCAAGGCCGCCCTGGAGAAGTTCTGGACCGACTACCAGAAGGTTTTAACCCGGTTCGGTCTTGACACGGTCAACGCACAAGTTTAATATCACGTCCCTCGCTTTGACCACCGAACACTTTTTCCGATCTTGCCCCCCCGGGCCGGCACTTCAAGCAAAGCGAGAGAACCCGGCTCGGGGGCGGCATTTTTAGAGGTACACATCCATGAAGACCAAGCCCATTGCGGTCCCCGCAAACTGGAAGACGGCAAAGATTCACCCCTTGGCCGAACTGATCGAGTTCGGCAGCAACATCGACCTGGACGCCATGACGGAGCACGCCAAGAAGCACGGCTATGACAAGGATGAAGCCCTGGTGTTCTTCGATGGCATGGTTCTGGAAGGCCGGCACCGGCGGGAAATCTGCAAGCGCATTGGCGTTATCCCGCCTTGCCGGGAGTTTGTGGGCACCAATGCGTTTGCATACGTGGCCAAGAAGATATTCCGCCAGCATTTGACCACGGCAGAGCGGGCCAAGATAGCTGCCAAGCTGGCCGATATGCCGGTGGGACGCCCGGAATTAAATGTGCCAAATGGCACAATTGATTCCTCGTCGGCAAAGATGACAGCAACGGCTGCAGCAAAGGCCCTGAACGTCAGCCGGCGCTCCGTGCAAAGGGCCAAAGCTGGCCCGACGCCTCGCAAGCCCAAGCCGAAAACTGGCGGGGCCATCATCGACTGGAAGGACTTCTACAACCACTTCGGATCCCTCGTGCGTGCCATTGTCAGCGTTGGGAAAGGCTATCAGTGCCAGCACAGCGACGTTGCCACGAACCTTGAGCGTAGGCTGGCCGCATTCAAAGAGGAGTTCACCAAATGGGTTGAGTTCCACACCAAGGAAAAGGCACCGAGGTACTAATGACACCTTGGCCCCACCAAACCCGAGCGGTCGAGGCCGTGGTTGATGCCACGACCCGCCAGGTTCGCCGTATCCTCGTTACCGCCCCCACCGGGGCCGGCAAGACGCTCATCATGCAAATGTTGGCCAGCCTCTGGCTGGAACGCGGCGGCAAGGTGGTTCTCTATTCCAACCGCAAGATGATGATCGACCAACTATCGACCGGTTTAACCGACGTGGGTATCTATCATGGGGTCAGGGCGGCCGGGCACGATGACGAGAGAGAACACGCATTTCAGGTATCGAGCGTGCAGACCGAGCACAGCCGGGTGACGAAGCGGAAGACATGGGAACTTCACAAGGCGGATCTCGTTCTTGTTGACGAGGCCCACATCCAGACTGGCAATGCGGCCAAGGAATTGCTGAGGGCACATTATGAACAAGGCGCAACTATTGTCGGAGTTACAGCAACGCCTCTCGGACTCGCTGGACTATATGATGCACTTTTGGTTGCTGGCACCATGTCCGAACTGCGGGCATGCGGTGCCTTGGTGCCAGCTATCCATTATGGAGCCGACGAACCCGACATGCGAGCCTTCAAGAAACTCCGCGAAGGCGAAGACCCCAGCCAAAGCGAACAGAAAAAAGCCATCATGACCCCGAGCATCTTCGGGCGGGTCTGGGAATGGTACGAGAAGCTTAATCCCGAGAGGAAGCCGTGTGTATTGTTCGGGCCGGGGGTTGATGAAAGCCTGTGGTTTGCCGAGCAGTTCCAAGCCAAGGGTATAAACGCAGCCCATATCGACGGCAACGACGTGTGGCTCTGCGGTCATTGGTATCGTTCGGACACGGAAGCCCGAGATCGCGTGCGGCACATGCACCAAATAGGGGAACTCAAGGTAGTCTGCAACCGCTACGTCCTCCGCGAAGGCGTGGACTGGCCCTGGATCGAGCACATTATCCTTGCGTTCGTCGCCGGCTCCCTTCAGACTTACATCCAGACCTGCGGGCGTGGCCTGCGGGCGTATCCGGGCAAATCGCACCTCATTATCCAGGATCACGGCGGGGCCTGGTGGCGGCATGGTTCAATCAACATGGACCGGGAATGGAATCTGGAACTCACCGGCGAGATCGCTTATGGACTTCGGGCCGAGCGGCTGCGGAAGAAGAAGCAAACCGAGCCGTTCCGCTGTCCCAAGTGCGGCCGAGTGTGGGGGATTGGGACCAAATGCCAACCGGCACATGGAGGCTGCGGGTTTGAACTTGGCCTGGGAAGGCGCTCGCGGCCGGTTGTGTCCACCGATGGGCAGCTCAAGGAGATGGTCGGGGACATCTTCAAGCCGCGGCGGATCAGCAAAGACCCGCGAGGGCCGGATATTTGGGAGAAGATGTACTGGCGATCCAGGAAAGGCAAAGGTACGCGGACCTTCCGGGCGGCTTGTGCCCTGTTTGCCATAGAAAACAACTGGTCGTGGCCGTCTCCGGACTGGCGGTTCATGCCGGTCGATGAGATGGACTTTTTCAAACTAGTGTCTGATGTTCCAATGGAAAGACTCAAGTAAAAGGAGAATGCACATGGCCAAGGCAAAACAGGCACACCTGGAAGGCATGGAGCCACCGACCATTGCAGAGGTCGAGGCCGCCGCCGAGAAGTATTACGACCTGAACGACAAGAGTTGGAAGCTCCGGGAGAAGGTATCCGACGCCAAGGACGAACTCCTGGAGGTCATGAAGGCCAACGACCTAACCGTTTACCGGTACGATGACAAGGAGATCACCGTCGTGGACAAGGAGACGGTCAAGGTGAAGCGGCTCCGTGAGAACAATGGGGATGATTGAAAGGATGGTCAAGGATGACTCGGGAAGAATGTATCCAGAAGTTCCACCACACCCTCTGGGGTATCATGCTGGAAATGGGCCGCTTTCGGGGAGATTGTGCCGCCCGCTCTCTCCTGGAAGACCAGCTGATGCGGAAGATAGACACGATTATCGGCCTCATATGGTCGGAGTTTAACAAGGTGGCCCATGAAAATAATCGACCCCGCAGCCCTGAAAACCCCACGAAGCCCGCTGTGTGAGTGGTGCGGCATCTATACCCGCCGCGAGACCGAGCGGCACCATATCGTCAGCCGGGGCATGGGGGGAGGCAACCGCCTTGACATCCCGGAGAACCTGATTGACCTCGGAGGGGCCTTTGATTGTGATTGCCACGGCAAGGCCCAGCGGGGGGAAATTAAACAGGTTGAACTCTGGGTCAAGGTCGGCAACCGCCTGGGGAAGAACTGGCGAGCGTGCAAGTCGAAGGTTTACCGGTTATTGAGGAAACCCAAATGACCATTCGCGCCGAAAACATCAGGGTGATGTACCCCCTATTCCAAGGGGGAAAGGGCGGTTCGATTCCGACCTCGGCGCTTCAACTTGATTTTTGGACAGTCGATTTAGCTACAGCTATCAATCTGAATAGGCTGTGGCATTCCAGGCTGCCGCGAGTGATCGCGTCCAACATTACGAGAAACCCTACATGGCTTTCTTTCGCTGCGTCATTTGACGGAGTTTTTTACGCAACGGCAATCTGGACGAACCCTACCGCCCGTTTTTTGCCGTATCACACTTGGCTGGAACTGAGACGGTTTGCCATTGCACCGGATGCACCGAAGAACACGGCGAGCAGAATGCTCGGGTGGATGGTTCGCGAGATACGAAACTCGTGCAGGCATATTTATCATCTGATTTCCTATCAAGACTGCGATGTCCATCAAGGTACGATTTACAAAGCGGCTGGTTGGGTTCCTACGCAAAAGAGCTTCGATCATCGCAATAGGGGTTTGAGACCTGGCCGCAAGAGGAACTTGAGCCAAACCACATCTACGAAGCAAAGGTGGGAGAAGGAAATAAGAAAATGATCCGTCAATGGAGGATACAAAGTGAAAGCCTCGGCTGACGAAATCGCTGCCTTTGAAAAGCTGGCTCTGGAGCGTGGGGGATCGGTGGGCCGTGCACCGGGCAGGCAGAACGAGCGAACTGCGGCAACGGACACGGCCCATGTTCAACTACCCACCAATTACTCTGAAAAGGAATTCCTGGACGACGTTATCGCCATAGCCCGCCGCTGCGGGTGGAAGGTGGCCCACTTCAGGCCAGCCAAGACGGCCAAGGGCTGGCGTACAGCGGTCCAGGGTGACGGTAAGGGTTTCCCTGACATCATTTGTCTCCGCCGTGGCGTTATCCTCGTTGCTGAACTCAAGGTCGGCAAAAACAAGGAGACCCCAGAACAAGAGGTATGGCTGGACGAGTTCCGCCATGCAGAAGATTACCATGGCTGGGTGAAGGTCTACGTGTGGCGCCCCGAGGACTGGAAGACCATTGAGGAGGTCCTAAGGTGAGCCGACCTCGCTTGCTTGATTTGTTCTGCGGCGCCGGTGGCTGTGCAATGGGATACTATCGGGCCGGGTTTGATGTGGTCGGCGTGGATATCAAGCCGCAACCGCGTTTCCCGTTTCCGTTCGAACAGGGCGACGCAATCTTGAAGCTTCGGCATTTGCTGGACTCGGGTTTTATTTACCCGAACGGAAAGCCGCTTCGCCTGGAAAACTTCGCCGCGATCCACGCAAGCCCGCCCTGCCAGATTCACAGCCAGAGCAAAAATATTTGGAAAGGACGAAGGGGCGACGGAAGCCATCAAGACCTCGTGCCAGATACCCGGCGACTTCTTGAAAAGTCCGCCTTGCCATGGGTCATTGAGAATGTTGTTGGATCGCCGCTCACGACTAACCTGACCCTCTGCGGCAGTATGTTTGGCCTCAAAGTCAAGAGGCACCGCTTGTTTGAAACAAGCGTACTTATTCTCAGTGGACTCACCTGTCGAAAAGGGCATCCTGAGTTCGAAGTAAGCGTGTTCGGAGGCGGGGCGAAAGGAAGGCGACAAGGCCACAAATTTCCTCAAAACCATGTGAAGCACGAAGTAGCCAAGATTGCCATGGGCATAGACTGGATGACGCGGGACGAACTTAGCCAGGCCATACCACCGGCGTACACGGAGTACATCGGCAAGCAATTACTCCGGCACATTCAGGACCATTGAGGAGGTATTGAGATGAGCAGCCCCGGCACTGCCCCCGAAATCCAGCAACATTGCCCAGAACATTACCGTTTCTTAATCCAGGCGGTCGGTTGCCAGACCGTTATGGATGCCGCTAAATACGTTTTTGAGGCATTCGGACGGCCAGACGCCATATTTGTCAAGGGAGTCTACCGGCCTGCCAATAAGCACGCTATAGGCGGCCCCTGGACGTTCCGGGAGGAGGATGGGTGGATGGCTTTTGTACCCCTGGGAGGCCGCCATGCTTGACCTATCGAAGCTGACGCCGGCACCGTGGGAGGTTCATGATGGCGGCCGGTCCGACCATACGGTTTGCCAGCGGGTGGGCGAAGGCTGTAAGCCGTTGTTCGAGCGCTGGGATGGTACGAATGACTTGACGGATGCCGAGTTCATCGCCCTGGCCCGCAATGCCTTTGACGTGATGATGCGGCGGGGATGGACCCCTCGCAAAGAAGAACGCGGCTGGGTTGCGGCTGACGCCAAAACCGGACTGTGCCCACAAAGTTTTCCCGGTTTTTTCCAGGCAGCCGATGACCCATTCACCGCCCTGGTGGAAGCCGACAAGTGGTACAAGGAGCAGGGTATATGATCGATCTATCGAAACTGACTCCGGGGAATTGGTTCTACAGAGATGGCATCGGCGGTGACTTCGTGCTTTCTTATCCAGACGGCACGACGATATTGCAAGACAAAACCAAAACCAGCCGTGAGATTTTCGAGTTCATAGCCATGGCCCACAACGCATTTCAGGGCGACCCGGATGCGCTGACCTGGTGGGAAGAGAACCGGAGGAAACCCTGAGCCGGGGGCTATCGGGGCGGGCACGGTGACCCGTGAAAACGTCAAGGGCGTTAAGCTCTGTATCCCTACTTCGGTGTAGGTCGTGAGGCGTAAAAAATCAGCCGGTTCGACTCCGGCCGGTAGCCTTTTCGGAAACCCACGGGACCCACTCATGCGTTGTGATTGGGCCTCGTCCCTGCCCGGTAGCCGGTTGGCCGGGGCCGGGCTTTACTTAAAGAGCGTTTTTGGCATGAGGTTACTCAATCCACTTTGGGACAAAGAAACGCCACCACCGCCGTCATGCCGCCAATTGACGCTCGAAATCGTTGACTTTCTCTGGGCCAAGAGGCTGAACAAACAATGGCATTCGCGTTTGCCACGTATGGGGACAGGTTTTGTGGCTTCCATGCCATTCCTGTCCTTTGCCGCCTCGCACGAAGGGACAGCCTATGCGGTGGCCATTTGGTCCAATCCGGTCGCCCGAAACCTGCCCCAGCAGACTTGGCTCGAACTCAGGAGATTGGCCGTGGCGCCAGACGCCCCGAGGTACACGGCAAGCTGGATGCTCGGCAAAATGACGCGGCATATTCGGAAGTGGCTGCCAGAAATAGAGAATCTCATCAGTTACCAAGATTTAGAGGTTCACACCGGCACCATTTACAAGGCCACTGGCTGGCTTCCTACCGTATCCAGCAAGGAAGGTGCTGGAATATGGGACAGACCAGGCAGAAGGCGTCCCAAGGCCCAATCTGAGGCCGGCAAACAAAGATGGGAAAAATGGTTGACAGGCGGGGTGGGTTCGGGGTAGAAAATGTGAGAGCCAGCCCCATGAAGTAAGGCTGGCTCTCTAATTCACACAGCGAAGGCAATTCTATACGGCTTCTCAGCCATATTCAACCCCTTCGCTGTCCTACAAACGAAGTCCCCTTTTACGTCTTGGGGCCGAGAGTAGTAAGTCTCTCGCAAATAAAAGGACGGTTCCGCCCCTCTCGTGAGTTGCCTCGTAGGGCCTCAATGATTGCCGGACGGTGGCGACCTTGAGGGATACGGTAAACTGGCAGCATATTCCGGTCGGGATATCGACGCATGGCCTTTGGCCGTGGCTGCAAACCAATGGCCCCGCGGGGGGGATTAAGGGGGGGCACGTGCTGTGCTTGCCAATGAGCCGTTAGGCGAATGGCAACGAGAGACAGAAGAAAGAAGGATGACTATGAAGACATGGGACGTATACCGGGTCTGGTCCTTGGGAGAGATTAACTGGCTAACCACGGTACAAGCGGAGACCGCCCTAGAAGCCCACGAGCGAGCCGAGGAGCTGATGGGCCCTGAGGACGACTACGCCAAGCTGGTGGTTGTACCGCGGGAGGAAGAGTGATGGACAAGACAAGGGAAGTCCTCGTCCAGTGCCTCATGTGCGGTCAGGTTAGGCTGGTGCGGCTGGTGTGCGGAGAACCGGATAGGATACCCTGTGACAAGTGCAAGGGGCCGGTGGAAGTTCTGGCGGTGGATGGGAAGACGCGGAGGGAGTGAGTCATGTGCTTTTACCAAGATTACGATTGGTATGCAAGTATCGTCGAAGAACAAACCACCGTGGCCACGACGGAGGCGGCTTGCAATGAATGCTACCGCAAGATTCAGCGTGGACAGACCATTCACACGGTATACCAGCAAGAGCACGAAACTTGCCAGGATTGCGAAAACGGATATTGCGACTGTCATGTCAGATTTGACGGCGATGACCACGAATGCGAGTGCCCGAATCCAAACTTCGGCGAGACATTCGATTACGTTTGTTGCCACGATTGTCATCTCTTCCTGGAGGCCGTCGAATCGGTCGAGATTGAGGCTGGGTGCCACGAGAGAGAGTCGCGTCCGTCGTATTGCGGCATGATAGAGGATATTGGTAGGGCAAATGGCGATATGGACGAGGCCAAGCGGTACTTCAAGAAAGCAGCCAAGATGTTCCCAAACCTTGTCAAATCTGGTTATCTCGGCTGTCTCTGGAGAAAGATGTTCTGACAACGCGGAGGGAGTGACATGCCGACGAAAGAAGAATTGGCCGAGGCCATAAACGTGCTGTACCGAATCAATGCGGACTCGCTGTTCGACGGCGGCTATATGTGTCTCGGAGGCGAAGAACGTAGTGCCCTGGCAGTGGCGATTAAACGGCTGGAAGAAGATATCGCCATTGCCAATGTCAAGATAGAGTTCAAGTGAACCACTCTTCCCCAGGTTTTCGTTGTTTTCCTGGGGATGGCCCTGGGATGTGTTATCCTTGGGTAGCCCGGTCGTGTAGCGATGCAGGGCCGGGCATTTATGAGCCGGACGTGGGAGGAATGATAAGCTTCGCACTCTCACGCTGTCCCGAGAATGATGACAGCATTGCTTGGGTTCCGGCTCATTTCGACGATGTCCCTGGCTTGTTGCCAGGGCGAATGGGCTGCCGTGTGGACCGGCGGCCCCTTTTTCTTTTGAGCCGGGCGAGGCGTAATGCTTCCGAAGTTAATCCGGTGGGGTTGCTAAGCAGCCAGTGAATGATCGGCATGTCTCCCATGAAATGGCTGATAGGCAAAGTGCGTGCCAGGTTCACCGGGCCGGCACCCAAATCTGACGATATCCAGGCTCTGCCCCTGGTGGCCTCTTTCTCTCCCTGACGCCAAAAGGCCCAAGCAATCTTCTCCAATCAGTCGGTTCCGTTGCCCGGGCCCTTTCCTTGCCGGCCACCGTGGCTATCAGAGGATTGGCATTCCAGGCGGCGGCGATGAAGTCGTTCCATGCCTGGTTTTCTCCACCTCTGGCCTCTTCGGAAACTCGCATTCCCATGGCATTTTCGCCGGTCGCCATGGTGTGGATGAACTGGGCAACCGGCCCAAAGACAGGATGGGACAGGGAGTGAATGATATCGTCCCTGGCCTTGGTCGCAGTTGGCCCAAAGCGGGCACCGGCCCGTCTTCCCTCGATGTTGGCCAGCAGGCCGGTTTCGCGTAGGCCGCGTGTCAGGCCGGTCAGGTTGGTGAGGTCGAAGTAGGATGTCTTGCCTTCCTTGCTCCCGAGCTTGATGGCGCCAAATGGCGTATTGTCGTCTCCGTCAGCACGTCCCCATAACCTCCAGTTGGTGAAGGCAACGGCACCGGCAACGGCAGCAAACCTTCCCAGGACGTTCATACGGAGTTTGAAGGCCGCCTCGGGGCTAGTTGCCTTGACCCCAGGAGAGAGGAAGAGATTGCCAAGTCCTTGAGCATAGTAGTTGCTGCCGGCCGTCGCGAATGGTCCCAAGCCGGTATCGCGTAGCCAGGCGACGATCTTGTTTTGGCCGCGGCGGTTATACTGGCCAAGCTGGTTGATGAAATCGCGACGATTGGCTTCACTCCCCTCTACCAGGCCGCTGCGGTGAAGTTTGTCGAAAGCGTTGTCTGCCGTCAGCCGCATGGTCCTTTGCATGAAGTCAAGGAACTTACCTCCCCAGGTGGTTGGGTCCCATTTGCCTCCCCAGAGAGTGCCTGACTCCAAGCCGCTTTCCTTGAGGGCGCCAATCCTGGCCAGATCGACAAGCTGTTCACGGATGGCCGGATCGCCACGGATTATTCCCATGGCATTCTTGGCAAGGTTGATGGGAGACATACCGGGCTTCATCATCATCGTCATCAGGTTCTTGCCGTGGTAGGCAACTTCCACCGTCGAGGCCAAAGAGAAGCGGGTAAGCAAACCTGAACCGAATATCTTGCCCCAGCGTTCATTCACATCCAATGCCTTGACGAGCTCGGGCAAGGCATCGGAATGGACGTAGAAGCTGGTCTGGCCAGCCTTGGCAGCCTGAGTTCCTCGGGGTGGTGATGTAAATGGCACTTCCGACATGCCTTCATGTTGCTGGCCAGGTTTTTCCCAGAAGCCAACGCCCTTGCTTTCCATGGTCCGGAACATCTCTGCCTTGGCGGCCACGCTGGACCGACGGGAGAGCGAGTTCTCAATGATACTTCCCAAGTCGATGTCGTAGCCGAAAGCGGCCCCGGTGGCTTCCTGGGCAAACACGTCACGTTTGATCTTCACGTTCTTGATCCGGGCCGGCGGCTCTCCGGTAAAGACGGTGCTGGCCGTTGGCTGTTCGCCCTCGGCGTAATGCTTGAGGTTGACCGGTTCGCCGGGTATCTGCGTCCGGCTGTTGATGGGGTCGGTGTCTTCCAGGCCAGCGGCACGGCGGTAGAAGTCGTCAATGACAGGGACAAAATGTTCGCGATAGCGCTGAAAGACTTCCTGCATGAATGGACTATTCAGCGCTTGCTGATATTCCGCCTCGCTGGCAAGGGGGGAGTTGGGCTGGCCGACAATGGTTTTGACTCTGGCCGCCTTTTGGCGGGCTTCCTGGAGGAGATCGAATGCATCGGCCTTGGCTTTGGGGTTGGGGGCATAAAGCCAGTCTTGGTGGGCCTGCATGATGTCTTGATTGTGCGTTTCCCTGATTTGGCGAAGACGGCGTTCGGTGATGACGGCCCCGGCGAGACGGCGAGTGTTCTGGTCGGCCTTGTCGCCAAGAATCTTGTCGATGTAGTAGGGGGCTGCTTCCTTGGCATAGCCATTGGCGGCAACGTAACGGACGGTAGCCTCGCCGCTCTCTTGATCCAGGCCATGGATGCGAGGGAACATCTTGCCGCCCAGTTCTTTCATGCCATTCCAGATTGTGGATACGGTTTGCCTGACTCGTGCCGCCATGGCAGCAACGTCCTGGCTGAACCCTGGTGGACCGGCCACGATGCCTTGCTGGTTGCGGATCAGGTCTTGGACAAGGGCAACGCCAGGGTCGATCGCTTCCTTGATAGGTGGGGCTACTCCTGCTCCGGGGGGCTCTCCTCGAACCCCTCCGGCACTTCCAGGCTCGGGGCCGGCTGCTGCTCCGGGCTCGGCTGTTGTTCGGGCTGCACTTGGGGCTGGCTCTGCTCCGGATCCGGCAGCGGCATCGGGGGGAGCTGCGGCCTGATTTTGCCTCGCGATGGCTTCGTCTCCGAAGACATCCGCAAGCTCTTGGCCGGCACGCCACTCGTCCCGGAAGCGTTCCTCTTCCGTAATTTCGCTCCTAACTTCGCTTTCAATGCGTGCAATGTCTTCGCGTACCTTGTCGGCAGGCCGTTTAGCCAGTTGACCTTCTTTTTCGGCATTGGCTACCTCCTCCGGTGCTATCTTTCTGATTTGCTCGACCACGAACTCGTTGAATGGATGCTTGAATGCCTCAACCTGGGCCTGGGCATTAATCCCACGGGCTTTGCTGGGGGGAGCTCCCCTGATCTGCTGGCCCTTGAGTCCCAGTTCTTGCTTGAGGCTGGCAATGAGGGCCAGGTTTTGCTCGGGCTCGAAATGGTCATTCATCACCTGGAGCATCTTGCCGACTTGCCATTTGTTGCCCTGGGCCATGGCCTCGCGAACGGCAGAGATAACGGCCTCGGGGTGGGGCCTTACGACGTTACCACCGGCCGCACCGCCTCGGGCAGCGGCAGTTCCAGATGGGGCGTTTTCTTGGGCAAGCCCTTGAGCTGTTTGACCCGCAGGTGGGGCGCCAGTTGGCTGTCCCGGTACTTCGCCGGTGGCTGTAGGTCGAACGGGTGTCTCTGGAGTAAGTGGTAAGCCGCCCGTAGGTTTAGCTCTTTTCTTCGGGCCTGGGCTTGATAACTCTTGATTAAGTGCAGAAGATCGCTCACGGAAGGTCCTTTCTATTTCCGGGGTCAAGGTGTTCTGGTCAATGTGCTGCATGTATTCATCGGCAATGTCCTGAAGCTCCTGCTGGATTTCAGCATAACGGTCGGCATGGTCCTTTATCTTCTCTCGTCCCTGCGGAGTTATTTCACGCAACTCGCTGATCGGCACCGTCTTGCCCTTGGCAAGCATGTCAATTTTCTTTTCCTCACGCTCTGGAACGCTCAAAGACTTCTCCGTCGTCAATTCTGGCCGTCCCATCCTTCGGAAGACTTCCTTTTCGATTTGCCTGATGCGTTCGTGTGACAATTTCTGGGGTGCCTGCGGATCAGCCGCCATTTGGCGGTAGGGAGTCCGCAAGGCCATGCGGTTCAGAACTACCCAGCGTTCCAAGGGCGAGGCATCCACGGCATCAAGGGCTTCAGTTATGGCCCCAGCATCTCCGGCCTGCATTCGAGCCGACAGCCTGCCTATCTTCTCTTTGGGTGACTCCAGTTGCCCGGATTCAATCTGCCTGCCAACTTCCCTGGCATACTTGCTGAGAACGCTGTTTCCGGGGTAACGGTTGTTTACTGCCTCGATGCCGCCTTTCTCGAAACTTTCACGAACGTTAGCTTGGATGCTGGCCGGGTTCCTGCCGCTTCTCCGGAGTTGCTCACCCATTCCTGCCAAATCTTGCGGTTGAGGGGCAACGGGAGGCTCTGGCGGCTTTGTAAGAGCATCCAGGAAGCCTTGGCCACCTGCTGTTCTGATTCGGGCCTCTATTTCCGCCTGGCTGCCTTTTGTGGTCAGTCCGAGGCTCTTGGCCACCCTCTTAACGTCGCCAATAGATGGCTGTATTGGGGCTGCTGGAGGCTCGGGAGGTGCTTGGACGGTAGGTGGTGCCTCTGGGGCCGGTGGAGGCTCAGGCGGGGCTGGTGGGGCCTCCACGGGGGCATTGGCAGGAAATGGTTCTAGATAATGGGCACCGCCAGGTTCCAAAAAGCTAGTGTCCGGTGGTGTTGGGGCTGGAGGAGGCGGTTCCGGTGGTCTTGGCGGCCCTTGCCAGGCTTCCGGGGGCAGGGATTCGGCCAAATCCAGTGCCATGCCGCGGGAATAGGTGCTGGGCAGGTCGGAAAACTGGGACATATCCCGATTTCCTTCCTGAACGGCCTGGGAAACGGCCTCTATGGCCTCGCTGGCGTGTTCTCCGGCTGCCCGGCGGGATAAGCCGGCCCTGGACATCCGATTCATCCAGTTATTGACCGCCTCCATGCTCGGCCTCCCTGGATTGCCATGGGCCACATTGAAGGCGGCAAAGGTGACGGCACTTACGGCCGCAGAACGTAAACCCTGTTCTGTGCGGTCATTGAGGAGATCATCTAGGGTGCCATAGCCCGATTTGAGGCCGGTGGCAAAGGCGGCAACATCGGCCAGTTGTTGGCTAAGGACGCCGGTTCCTGTACGGGCCCCGAGGCGGGCAGCATAGTTTTGGAGTCCTCCCCCGACCTCACTAGTGGCTCCGAGGACGAGGTTTTGCAGGACACCCAGGCCCAGGGCGGGAGGAAGATCCTCGACGCGACCGCCGCGTTGTGCCCAATCTTCGGCATAGAGGCTGGGCATAAGGGGGGTAGCGGCTGCTTGGCGGGCCACGAAGCCGCCGACCCGAGAGGCGACGCCGGCACCTTCGGCACCCAGGCGACCGAGGCCAATGGCGCCCAGGGCACGTCCGGCCAGGGGACCAGCGGCGACTGACTCGACCAGCATGGCCGGCACGCTCGCCAGGGCGCCACCGATTTCCGCTCCGAGACTTCTGCCCTGGGCGGCTCGCTGGAACTCTTCCCGCTTGGCAACCAGATCATAATCGGCCTGCTCTGGTCTGCCCTGCTGTATCCGCTCGCGTGCGTTCTGGTATTGCCTGTGCTCGATGTGGCCGGCAATGGCACCCGTGAACGGGAAAGGACTGGGAGTGGTCAGAAAGGCAGCCGTATCCGGATCCAGGCCCGTATATCGTGCCCGTGCTTCCTGCATCTGCTGGACCTGCTCATAACGACGACGCATGTAGCTTTCATCGACGCCTGGGAAGGTTTGCCGAAAGGTATCGGCCACTTCATCCCACGGCTTGTCGGCAACGAGCATCTGGTCTTCGGGCATGATCGGCTCCTACATCGGCATATCGAAGACGGACTGGGTCGCTGGCGGGGGTGTGCCATTTGGCACAGGCGCCTGTGTCCTCGGAGGCCGGGAGATGGGGGCCACAAGGCCGGCTTCCACGAGGCGGTCAAAAGCGGCCCGAGAAGCGGTGGGTACTTCGCCCCCGGACGGCGGCTCCTCGACTCGTGGCCGATTGCGGGGGCTTATGCCCGAGCGGCGGAGGTGCTCCTGGAGAAGAGATTCGCCGCGGCTGCGAATGGCCTGGTCTCTGGTGGTCTGATCCTGAACGTGCTGGGCACCTTCCCCCCTTGGAATCTGCGGCATCCAGGGAGGTCGAGGCGGTCTTGCTCCGCGTTCTCCCGGAGGCTGTTTGGCCCAATCCCTCTCTTCCTTGATCTGGGCGTCATATTCCTTCTGTGCCTGCGTGTAGTATTTGTCCTCCCGTGCCATCTCCTGCTGGAGAGTGAGTTCCCCATGCCCTCGCAGGGGCGTGGCCGCCATTTCCCCGTTAGCCCGGTGCGAGATCAAGTGCGGTCCCATCGACTCGCCTGTCTCCGGGTTCCTGAGTACCTGAATTTGCTGCTGTGCCGTCCGCGAGCGTGAGGTTAGGTTCTGCTGCAAGATCGACTCTTGTTGGGCCATCATGTGCTGGAGCATGAGCCCCTGATGCTGCATGGTGGCCATGGGTAGATTCTCACTCCTCTGTACCAAAGGTCTGGCCCTGGCCCCGATCATGTTGGTAAGTATCTGGGCGTTCTGATCGGTCAGCATCCCCGAGGCGTGTTGGTCCTCGACCACCGCCTGGGCCATTCTGAGACGTTGAAGCTGGAGCTCTTCCGGCTGGGAGAGTCGGGCCACAGACACGTCATTCTGGGCCTGTCGTAAGGCTGCATCGGCTGCCTGGGCCGGGGTAAGCATGGGATCAAGCTTGACGCTGGGATCAAGCAAGGCCCGTCCATAGGCTCGCAAGGCTGCATCGGGCGACATCTGGCCACCCCAGGCCATGCGGGCGGCCTGATCGCGTAAGAGGTTGGCCTGCTGCACTGGATTCAAAGGCGTTCTACCGGCCAGTTCCATGTCCCGGTTGGGCCGGCCGCTGGGTGTGCCAACTGGCTCAGCGTAGCGGGGAATGACTTCACCAGGTGCCTGATAGGGGGGATAATCCTCGGAACGTGGCACCCTTGGCCCTTCCGTTTCGCGGCGGTAGTCTTCCGGACGAGGAACACGGGGTCCCTCGGTTTCGCGAGTCTGCTCTAACGGCGGCACCTCTCTCACCTGCTGGCGGGGACGAAGCCAATCCGGCAAGCCGATCTGTGGCGTCCAATCGGCCTGGCCAAGCCTACCGGCTTCTCGATTGATGTCAGCCAAGGGATCACCGAAGATTTCTTCATACGCCATTTGTCACCTTACGGTATGGGTCCAATCAAAGCCGCTATCCGGTCCAGGGCCTCTCCCACCGTACTGGGCTGGTTCAATGCCCAATCTGCCGGGTTGGCCGCCTGGTAGCCGAGGCGGAAGACGTTGGTGTTGTCCTCGACAATGCCGCCCGAGCGGATGAGGGAGTTGATGAGGAGGGCCACTACCTGTTGATGATACCGGCTACGCTTCCTGGGGTCTTGCTCGTCCCACGGAATCAGGGCAGGCACACGCAGGTTCGTCTTGCCGTTGAAGTTGGTCGTGCTGGTGCCGATGATCGTCAGAACCGCGGTCAGGCCACCCTGAGCGATGAAATTGGTGGTACTGTTTCCGGTAATGCCGAGAACGCCTTCCGTGGCAAAGGCACCGGTAAAGGTCGTGCTATTGGTCCCGGCGATGGCCAGGGCGCCCAAGCCACCCAACGAACTGGTGAAATCGGTTGTGCTGTCTCCAGCGACATCTAGCAGGTCTTCCGCAAGCACCTGGGCCACAAAGGCATTCGTGCTTGTTCCGGCAATCGCCAGAACAGCATCGACCGTGGATGTACCTGTGAAGGCGGCTGTGCTGGTGCCGGCGGAACTGAGAATGCCACCGGCTGCCCCCACAAAGGCCGCAGTTGAAGTGCCCGCCGCACTGAGAGCGCTACCCGTGGCACCCCGGAGCGTAGCAGTGGACGTGCCGGCGGCACTAAAGACTGCCGGGGAACCGCCAGGCAGAGTAAAGGCCCGGATACGTCTTATGCCACGAGGATAGCCCTGCGAGGATTCGAGGTAGAGATCACGGACTTCATTGGCTCCAAGAGCCCTGCGATATATGCGGCAGTCGTCAATGTATCCATTCATGCAGTTCGCGTTGGTGTCCGCACCAAGCGTTTGCGTGTGGCCCGCCGTGTAAAAGATGCTACCCGTAGATGCGAAGCTAGTTTGCTGCTGGCCGTTTACGTATAGCCTCCCAGTCAATCCGTCGTAGGTCCCACATAGATGCACCCAGGTTCCGGTTGCCACGCCTGACGATGACGTGGCCTGCACGTTCCATGTACCGGTCGCCAGACTGACCCAAAAGTTCCAGGTGGTAGTGTTGAGAAACCAAATGGCACCGCTGTTCTCCGCCCCGTTGGCACGATTGGCCATCAAGATGTAAACGCCGGTGGCTGAGAGATTGATCCAAAATGATTTGGTGATAGCTACGGTTGGGGCCAACTGGCCAGACGTGCCGCACAAAATGTGATGGTTTGCTGTGCCGCCAAGCTTAAAAGCGCCGAATCCGCCACGCCGGTTTGTGCCTGTCCAGCCTTCGGTCGTTCCCTGCGTGATATTTTTGAGAGTCCCATGATTGCCAAGGCTCAGATCGGCCGGACCTACCAAGTTGCGCCATTTGGCACCACCCATGAAACCGGGCAAGGCCAGCCACCAGCCGACAAGATCTTTGTTGCCGGCCCAATTCCAATTGACCGGGCTGGCATAATCAATGATCTTGCCCTGAGCGTCTCGCATTAGAAGGAGTCGAAGGTAATCAGGGAGATTTCCGCCGCGAACGCCTGACCGCCGCCCGCGTTATCCACGATGTACCGCAGCCGCGTGTACGTGGACAGATCGAACGATGCCCATACCTCTTCCGCCTGATCCGTGACCTGGGCCGCATTGGCGTGATTATTGACAAAGACTTCCTCGGGAGTGATCGTCAGGTTGGCCACCAGCTTCACCCGGATCAACTCGTAATTGGCGGCCGAAGTGTCCTTGATGTAGACGAGGTCGCCAGCGGCAATGTTGGTATTGGCCGTGACAGCCATCGTGGCATCGCCTGCTGTTATGCCAGCCGTGAGCGTCGTATTGGCCACGCTGGCCCCAAGCTGCATTTGATAGTTGTACAGCGGCACCCAGGAATTATTGCCCGAGGCTGTTGTGCTGGCCTCGATACGGATATTCGGCCAGCCGGCTGTGAAGGCCGATCCCGATTGCCTGCCCAGACGAATGCCGACCGCTCCGGCCCATTTGGTGGATATGTCTATCCCAGTACCGACGCTGACCGTCCCGGCCGTGCTGGCGATGTCTGTCCAGGCCAAGAGGGGGGTCTGGATTACTTTGGTCGGTGTCGTGGCCATTAACGTGCGGCTCCTACTTGTTGGGCGGTAATCACCGTTCCCGTGCCCCAGAGCGCCTCGGCTCTGCTACCCGTCCTGGAGACAATGGCCTGCATGGCGGTCAGCGTGGCCCCGCTAAATAGAGCTTGCACCGCTGCCCGCAAGTTTGCATTGGTGGCATCCAGAACACCGGGACCCAGGACCATGGTTAGCTTGGAGGTATTGAGTTGGGTCAGGGCTGCGAAATCAGTTGTGGTGATGCAGTTGAGGAACTCCTGACTCCGCATGTCGTTGCGGAAGACAGAAGCCGCCCCGGCACTGGTCAGTGAGTTGATGAGATCGGCCACGCCCTGATCGTTGGCTTTTTGCAAGAGGGTGGCGTAGCCCATGGAGACCGGATCGGTCGTGAGTTCGGTATGCAGTGCTGCGATGGAGAATGCCATTAGCCGTAACTCCAATCTCCCGCCTCGGGCAAGCCTTCAATGTACGGGCTGGGCATCGGTCCCATTTCCGAACCCCCGTAACCGCCTCCTCCCCCGCCATACGCCAGAATGTTCGGCCCGGTGTTGTAGCCCATGGTGAAGTTGCTCTGGGGACCGCCTCCCCCATACCCGGCCGCCATCCCGTAAGGCGCCCCACCGCCCCCACCACCACCGGCGAACTGGTGCCCAAAGCCGAACGGGTTGGAAGATCCCCCATAACCTCCCGAGCCGGCGACGCGGGCCTGGGCGTTGAGGCGGGCTATCTCGTACTGGTTCTCAAGACCCATGGCCCCCAGGCCAAGCTGCCCCTGCTGCTGGGCATAGGCATTCATGGCCCCCAACTTCTGCTGGGCCAAAGCAGTATTGGCCTGTACCGCCTGCCCCTGATAGCCAAGCCCCGCCAGACCAAGCTGGGACTGATAACCGGCCTGGAGCTGGGCAAACTGGTTCTGGAGGGCCACCTGGGCCTTCTGCTCATCCAGAGTGAGGCCCCGCATGACGCCACTTGTCACAGTGGTATTGCCGAGGCCGGCGCTCACGAGTCCTTGCGTGGCGGCCCCGACTTGCTTGGAATAGACATCGGCGATTTGCTGGGAGGCAGACTTCTCGACTCCCTGGATGCCGCCGAGGACGTTTTGGTAGAGGGTGTTGTAACCGGCTGCCACCTGGTTCTGGGCGGCGATCTGGGCGTTCATGGCGGTTTGATAGCCGGCCAGGGTTTGACTGTAGCCCTGGTTGGCGGCATCGAGAAATTGCTGATAGTTTACTGGCATGTTATGCTCCACGACGGCGAATCTTGCCCGTCCCTGCCAATCTTACCCTAATCTGCTCCATGGCCCAAGGAGTTGAGGCCGATAGCTTTACGTAAATGGCATGGGCCGACCGGCGAATACCACTGGTAAGGTTCCTGCCCGCTTGCCAGATCCCCGTCGCTACCGGTGTCGAAGCCAGGGCCGCTTCCGCCGTCGATCCCAGGTGCACCGAGTAGGTGATGTCGCCCGAGCCGGTGCCGATAATGGCCTGCATGTCCTTGAGAATGACTTCATCCTGCTCTTTGGTCAGGATCGGCCCAATGACGACAGATGACGCAATAGCCGTCCCATCATCATCCACCGCATCCGGATTGAGGAACCGCACATACCCATCCCAAGACCCAATCAGGGCCACCCGGTCTTGGGACGTATTGCCGTCGAAGGTGGCACAACAAAGGGGGTTGTGGTAGGGGTTGGCAAACTCGTCCGTCCACCACGCTCCGACCCGCCATTCCCAGAACAGGTGCCGTGCCGTGGCCACGCCGGCCGTTGGCGTTACGAACACATGAAGACCCTGCAGGCGGTCGTCCCAGATAAGCCGGATGGTATTGGCCCCAGTGTTGACCTTGGCCAAAAGCTGCTCGATCTGCTGGCTGATCCTTTGCGGCACGGTCAAACCCGTCTGGGGGTTCATCATGTAAATGCCGCACAGGTTCGAGACAAAGTAGACGGCCCCATAGGGGTCCTTACACCACGCCTCGCCCCAGGCCATGCCGATGGCGTCGGATACCCTGTCAATTTGCCCTCCAGAGAGGGGATCGCCACGTATCACCCAGAGCGTGTGATCCCCTCCCATGAAGAGTACGTCGTCCGTGTACGGAATCAGGCCAGTGATCGTATCCCCCACCAGGCCAAGCTGGCTATTGTTTCCAGCTACCGCGTCGATGGCCGATGGGGATACGGGCGAGTAGTCGAAGTTGGTCGGGTCGCTGACCTTGGACATGAACCAGTTTTGCCCATCCTTGAGAAGACCGGACAGGACCGTCCGGCCTCGCCAGGTGCAGATGAGCCGCGGGGTATTGCCGTCCGAATCAACCGGCAGTGTGCCAGCTGTCGCAACCCAGGGGAGAACGGCATTCAGCTTTGGGTCGTAGAAGAGATAATGGCTGCCATCGGCGAAGTACATCTTCTGGTTATTTACCGCCGAGAAGACGATGCCGTTGGCGTTGAAGGCGCCGGTGCTGTTGGTGGGGGCGGTCCAGCCGGTGCCGCCGGCATCGACGATGCGAAGATCGCCGTTGGAGATGGCGACCAGTGTTACCACCCGGCCTGATTGACTTGCTTGCACAACGCCTCCCGGTGGGGGATAACCAATCCCCTCGACTAACCGAATCTCCTGAATCAGCCTCGACCCAGACACCTTCGCATTGACAAACTTCGATAATCCCGCTCTTTGGGCCCCTCGGGAACGGTTATTGGTCGGATCGAACGAACGCACATTGGTGCCTGCCCTGGTCGTCTTGGAGTAGGTGCCGTCGGGGAGCTGGACGACGGGCTGTTGCTCGACGGCCTTGCTGATGTCGATCCCGGCCAGAGGAAAGTGCATATCGACATACTGGAAGGTCTCCGCGAGAGGCGGCATGGGCAACCTCAGAAGTACGTCCAGGCGACATAGCAGCGTAGGACCACGTCTTTGTCCGGCAGGAATATCGTCTTGCTCGTGATAAAGATTTCTCCGCTCGTCCCCGTGGTCACAGTGCAATTGACAGTATCCGTGCCGGACAGTCCAACGCTATTGCCGAAGCTGTCGTCGAATCTCAGGGCAGTACCAACAAGCGTTGTGCTCCATGTACCATCAGCCACTTCACCCTCTCCGGGGATTGTGCCAGATGGCGTATTTGGTCCAGGCGGGCTAACGGACCAGGGCGGTATGATCTCGAAGCTGCCGAAGGACGTGGTGTGCTCGGGAATGTCCGGGACCGTGATGCCGATACGCCGCAGAGTCGTCCGCACGGTAATGCTCAGGCCGTTGCACGCCAGAGTTCCGCCACCGCCTTCGTCGGGAACCGGCGGGCTGGGCGCCTTACCGTCCCAGGTTATCGTGACGACATTGCTCATGATGCCGTCGCTGGTCGCCTTGGCCTGGTACGTGACTGTCTCATTCACGTCATCGGCGACGCTCCAGGTAGCATTGCCATTGGGCGGGGAACTGATGTCCGTGACGGTGATGGCGTGGATGTTGTCCCCGATCCGCCCCGAGGGGTTGGTGAAGAGGACAATGTCCTCGCCGCCAACGGTCGCCCCATTTCCGTCCTTGAGCGTGGCGACAAGGGTGTACTGGCTGCCGTCGCGATGGAGGGCCAGTTTCAGGGTGCGGGTTCCGGTTTTTGCTGACTGGAATCCATAGCCGACAGTGTTATCGAAGTAGGTAAGGTAAGTACCCACTCCGCCGACAATGTCCACGTATTTGAGATCGAACAGAAGTTGCCCGATATCACCAAGCTCGATGGTGTCGAAGTTAGCTCCCAGGGCGGCTCCATCGGTGATGGTGATAGTGTCAAGGAGTTGGATTTCATGAAAGCCACTCACCTGCATGTTGAGGTATTTGGTAATCCCCGGACGCTGTCCGCCCCGGCCCCGTTTGGTTAGCATTTCATAGGCACGGACATTGTCCCCGATAGGCGTGGTCCCAGGCGGCTGCTCCTCCTGCAAATGGGCAACGTCGATTCCCTTGGTGGGGAAAAGCTGCTGCACCAGTTGCTCATCGGCTGGGATAGCCTTGGCCATTAAACACCCAAATCAAGAACCACGTACACCACATTTACCGTCAGCACGTTGTTGGCATGACCATCGTGGTAATCGCCGTTGATGCCGTTGTAGGCACCTATTGCCAACGCTTTGTTTGTAGGAGTCTGGGCCTCCGATGTAACATATGCAGAAGTTTCACCCACATCGGTTAGTTGGACGATACTCATCAAAGCGGCTGTGGAAAATCCAGCGGCAAGGAATTGGGAGACTTTGCTAGAAACGCCGCTTTCTTGCAAAGTAGCCATGTAGGAGTTGCCATCGGTATCACTTACATACATCGTCCCTGCCGCGAGAATGTTTGTGTAATCAGCTACCCAGTGCAGCTTTAACGAGATGGCCAGTGGCACAATGATTTTTCCAGAGCCCTGTGCAGGCACCAGTTCTACCAATCCTCCTGGAAATGTTGGCAAATGCAGGATTTGGGCGTTGTTTAGAACCTGCCGGGCTACGCGGACCGTATTCTGAGGAAATACCGAGATCGCCACATTAGTCCTCCACAATCGAACTCGCTGTGGTCAGAATCGGGGTGATGCCCGAGCCGCAGACGATATTTGGGGTCACCGTGCCGTTGTAAAGCCGGTGTCCCGTGCTCGTCTGGGCTGTGCCAATTGACCCATGCGTCGCCGTTCCCGAGCCACCGCCGCCCGTGGGGAACGTGATGGCGGCAACGGGAGTAACCGTGCTGGCGCTCACACTCCAGCCGGAACCCGAACGGGCCACGGAGACACGCCCATAGGACGTATAGCCGATCTCGCTCGTCGTCTGGTCTCCCGTCTCGCCCGGATCGGCGGTATGCAGAGCACACCAGAAGACGCCCGGCGTCGAGGAACCCCGCAAGCCCGTCGCGTCGCCGATATTGGCGAAGTTGGTGTTGTTGAAGATTAAGAGGAGCAACCCGTTCTCCATCTCATCGGTCTTGGAGAAGTAGACGGGCGGCGTCCAGCCGGTATCTTTGGCGAACCGGTACGCCTCGTTGACCGCTCGCCGGAAGGGACTCTTCGGATTGAAGAACCGCAACCGGTCCAGGGTGATCGTCTGGAGCGTGCCCAGACGCATTTCTGCTTTAACTTTCTTTCGAGCCATCGGACTCTCCTTTACATTCCAAATCTTCCCAGTTTGCGTCGCCAGCCCCGTGCGAAGCGACGTTTGAGAAATCTCATCGGTGTTCCACCCAACACAACCGGCGGCGGGATAATAATCGGCCCCTTGAAGGCATATGGCCGCCAGCCACCCACAACCGGCGTTGGCCCCTCTCCCACAAAGTCTACCACCGTAGTACCCGTTATCGTCAGCACCGATTCCTTCGTAGTTGTGCTAACGAAGGCCACCGTGCTCAGGTCAATGACATGGAGTACCCCTTCATCCTGGAGCGTGGCCGCCCCGACAAAGAGAACGGTACTACTTCCCGTGATGGCCAGAACAGAGGCAGCCGTTGAAGCGGCGACGAAGGCGACAGTTGACGCACCTGTAATGGCCAGAGTCGAACCACTTCCACTTGCCCCGACAAAGGCGACCGTTGCCGTGCCCGAGATATCAAGATGGGCCGGGAAGGTGGTCTGACCCACGAAGGCAGCCGAACCGGTCCCCGAAATAGCCAAGACGGAATTGGGTTGGAGGACAGCGGCGGTGACGACCCAGAAGGCGGTGTCGATGAACTTCCAGTCGGCCGAGGTTGTCCCACCGGCAGCGTTCGTGATGTCCCCCAGCGTGATGACGCTGATGCCCATGGACTGCTGGGACAGTCCGGGCAGGCTGGCCTTGTTACTCCAGCCACTCTTGTAGCCGATGGTGTTCTGGTAATCGTTCCCGGTCCCCAGGCTGATGTCCTCGCCCATGACAGCGATGACGAGGCCGTTGGCGATACTAGTCAAGCTGCCCGAGGTCGGAGTGCTCGTAACACCGCTGTTGTTCGCCGCGGTCAGAAGGACGTTGCTGGCACCCGAATACTCAAGAACCACCGCACTGACGTAGACGTTGGCGTCGGGCGTAACGGTGACGATATGTCCGCTGCCGCCGTTGGTGTTGACGCACTGATAGATGGCCACCCGTAGGCCCGAACCGCTAGTGGCGGACTCGGCAGTCAAAAGCTGCCAGGTGTTGCCCTTGTTATCGGTGACGGTGGCAGTCAAGGTGCCCGCCGAACCGCTTACCGTGCCGACGCAGCAAACCAGGAGATTGCCCGTTGTGGTGGCAAAGGGATAGTTGACGGTGAGTGCGGTGGAAACGTAGGTCGATGTCGTTGGCGAGACGTATTCGGCATAACCAGCCTTTTGAACGAGTTGGATGCCGGCTGTGGGCGTCACGGTGGGCAACATGCCAAATGACACACCCGTCTGGGTCACTGCCGAGGCAAAGGTGAAAGGCGTGTCCGTGTCGCCCGAGACGCCCAGCTTGTCTTGGGTGAACAGCGTCATGGCACTGGACGAGTTAGGCTGATCGACCCGCTTGGTAAAGCCAGTCCCGGCAGTGCCGGCGATCGTCCCGGCCGGCTGGGTGTAGGCGGCGAAGATGGCCACGCCGCTGTTGTTGGTGTAAACCTGACCGGCCGTGCAAGCCGTGACGCTAGTTTGATGGCGGCTGGACCAGGATTCGATGGGGGTTATCGCATCAACGCCCGAGTATTCATGAATACCCAGGCCCATGTAGACGCTGGTGCCGTTGGGATCGACCGATACCGTGCAGGCCCCGGCGATAGCGATGCGGACAATGAACAGGTGAATGCGGGCTGTACCGACCTGCTGGGGAGGATAGACGGTGAACTGTTCGTATTCGTTGCCCAGGCCATCGGTGACGGTCAGGACGGGAATGGCGCCGCTGAAAGTAGAAACGGCGACGACGAGAAAGTTGCCGACAGTGACGTTCGAGTCGAAAGCAAGGGTGCGTGCGGAGGTACTGTTATTGAACCCTTGCCCCTTCGATTGCACGAACGCAATGCTCATGACTGAAATCCAGTGAACGAACTACTCACCAGAATGACCGTATAGCCGGTGATGTCCTGGGCCTTGGAACCGGCGAACGTCCCGGTCCCTAGGCTAAACGTCGTGTTGTACATCGCTATTTGGCCGGACGTGCCGCTATGTGTGCCAGGTGGCACGTAATCGGCAAGGCCAATCGGTGCATCGGTAAAGCTGCAATGATCGAATATGGCGCCCGTATAGGATCCAAGCGCCGCCCAGTCAGCAACGATAAGGCCGGTGCAAGTCAGGTTGCGGTAAATGGAGCCTATGTTGGTCGTCCCGTTGAAGGCCGCTCTTTGAGCCGTGACGAGCGTGCTGTCCTCAATCAAGTTGTGCATGGAATAAAAGCGTTCCGAGATGATGCCATGCCTTGTGTCCGTGACAGCATTGTTTCTGACCCAGTTGGCGGCATTTATCATGAAGAACTCAACGCCCACCGAGGCGGTGCCGTACTGGTTATTGCCGTCCAGCGTATTGTTCTCGATCACCCATTCTGTTGTGACATCGCCAAAAACGATGGTGCTCGTGGAATCGACATCCACACGCCATTTCCTGTCCAGGGTGACATCGTTTCCCGACTTGCTTACCGTGCGTGCCCATTGGCCGATCCCCTTGCCCGCAACCACCAATAAGCCGGCACTTGGCCGAATGAGGGTAGCATCGGAGAACGTTACTATCGTGGCTGCTCCTGTTGAATTGGACAAAACCGCCTGACCGGTAAACTCGACGGTGCCGCCATCGGAGTTTATTTGTTCTCCCGAGTTGGCATTGCCGTCCGTATCGAGCGGAGACAGCTTAAAGGTCGTATTGTTTGCGATGTAAAAGTAGTAGGTGTTGAACTCGCCCGCGACAAATTTGCCGTTGCCGCGGGACACCGTTGGACTGACCTGTGCCAGTGCCGGTATGAGCAAGTTTGCCTTGGGCGTTCCTCGTCCCGTAACCAGATCGAAGCCAACGCCCGCGGACCCTGATACGGTGCTGCCCGTCGTGATGTCGTGAAAATTGGTACTGGCCGAGGAGTAGATGCCTGGCAAGGTTCCCGATGGACCGTCAAGCACGCTTTTGCCGGCAGCCACCCGCAACTGATTGACAATGGCTATGAGCCCGGCCCATTGCGGAGTCCCGGCACTCGTGCCGCCCGCTCCCAGCCATCCCGAAAAGGGAGGCTCACTGTTGTAAACCGAAAACGTCTGGCCACCGACATAGGCCACGTCCGGGGTGCAACGTTTCGTACTGCTCTGGGTAACAATACCTGTTTGGTAGGTCGGCTGTGTTTCGTAAACGCTGATACCGCCGCCGCTGCTCGCCCAGCCGGTTTCACTGGACCAGTTCCCCGAGCCGTCCGTTGTGACTAGCGTTCCGCCCACTCCCAGCACTTTCGGTGAGACACTGGGCCAGGAGATCGTGCCATCATCGCCACTGGCGGCCACGAAGGTAACGCCCGGTCCTGGCCATTGTGTGTCCCAAAAGGAGGCTTCATTGAAGAACTCGTTGAAGTCCCAGGACATGCTGATGACCGAGGCCCCCGCACTGGCGGCGTAAATGATGCCGGCCATCAGGTCGGATACGGTGAAAGTATCGCACTCGACCAGAAGGATATTGGCCCCTGGGGCAATGGCATGTGCCCATTGCACGTCCAGGCACATCTCTACCGTCGCACCCTGGTCATAAGCTGGATAGGCGGTGCCGCCACGCTGATCGACCTTGGTGAAAACGGGCGGGTCGGGTAGCCCAAAGAAAGCACTGAAGAATGCCAGATCGCTTTCCACGTTGCCATTGTCGCCGCCCGGAATGATGATGGCGATGGTTTGCCCTGTCCCGTCGCCGACTACCAGATCGAAGCCATACGCCTTTTTGATGTCATCTGGAGCAAAGCCGGCTGGACCTGACGGGGGAGAGCCGAAAGTACCAGCCCTGGCATCGTCCTTTTTGACGATGAAGTGCGGGAATCGGAATTTGCTTGGCTCGTTCATTTTGCCTCACGCGGGAACCAAGTCCTGGCAGGTGCAGTTGGTGACAGACCAGCGTGCCGTGTTCCATATGAAAATAGACGCGGCAACGAAATCAATATCGGTCATACGCAAGGTGCAGCCGTCCACGATGCCGCCTGGACCGCCGTTCGTGAACACTGCTTGCGGCGAGATGATCGTGCTGTTCAGCACGCATCCAAACGGATGGTTGTTCGTGTAATCGACCGCTCCAACAGTCGGGGCAATAACCTTGGAGTTAACAATGCGGGCACTGCGTATGGCGCCCAGGGATGGAGCGAACCCCGTAACATCAACCGTCACGCCTTCCAGTTGGCCGTAGAGGAAGCCATCAAGCAGGAGGTTATCGGTGAACCCTGCCGTGGGCTTGATGAAGGTTACGTCAACTCCCTGCCCCTTGATCTTGATCGCCTTGCCGCCGCCGCCGACAAAGAGCAATTGCGAATCGAGGAGATACGTGCCGGCCTGGAGGTTCAGCGTTCCCGGTCCATTGTTGCCAATGGTCGTCAGGGCACTCGTGAATTTCGCCTTGTCGGTCAGGCCGCCGCCAGCAGGTGCGGCCAAGTTCTGAACGTTATGGCTGTAATCGAGTCCAATCGCCTGGGCTGTCGTGATAGTCAAGGTGTCTCCGCAGAGAGACCAGCCGTATTGTCCTCCGTGACCGTTGTGGACCCAGACCTGATAAATCCCAACAGGAAGATTGGGGATTGTGAACCGGACCCTGCCTGGAGCCACGCTGAGGTTGGTGCCTGTCGTATCAACGCACGTTGGCGTGCCTCCGAATGTCGGCACCAGCCAGACCCAGCATTTGGCGGCCGCCACATTGGAGAGGTTGATGCCGTGAACGTTGCAGATGTCTCCGGCAATGCCCGAACCCGGATAAGCCGTGGTCGTATTCAGCCATCTCGCCTCGGCCCGGTTGACGACAAATGGCTCACCCACCCCAATCGAGTTCTGCGGCCAGACCATGTACATGTCCGTCGCCGGCAAGCCGGATGGCAGGATCAGGCGAGCCATCTGATGTGCTACATCGACACTGCCGATAAAGACACCCTGGAGGACGGCACCATTGCGTCCCGAGGCCAGGAAAGTCGTATCGGCAGTAAACTTGTCTCCGAAGATAACGATGGCATCGCCATTGTCGGCCACGCGGAAGTTGCCCTCGGACCACCTGGGGGCGTTGGCGTTGACGGACACGGCACCCACCGGATAGTTGACCGCATCCATGCCGGCCAGGAGACCAACCCCCGAAGGTGGGGCCTGGAACTGAGGGGCCGGGAAGCTCGGCGGCGGCGGCGGTGCCGAGGTAACGGTGAACGTGATGCCGTTCGATGTTCCATTGGCGTTGGTGACGGTAATCTGGGCCGTGGTTGCATTGACAAGCAAACTGCTCGGAATGACGGCACTCAAAGAAGTTGAGTTGATGAACGTCGTGGTGAGGAAGGTCGAGCCAAACTTGGCCGTGCTCGGGTTGATGAAGCCTGTACCCGTGAGATTGATCGTCGTATTGCCCGAACCCGCCTGGACCGATTGGGGAGAAACAGTGGTCAAGGTCGGTACTGGTGGCGGCGGGGGCGGCGGTGCCGGCGTGATGGTGAAGGTGACTGCGTTGGAGACGCCGCTGGTGTTGGTGACGGTTATCGAGGCTGTGCCATCTGACACAAGCAGCGTACTCGGGATAACGGCACTCAGGGACGTTGACGTAATGAACGTCGTACTCAGGGACGTGGCATCAAACTTGGCCGTGCTGGGGTTAATAAACCCGGTGCCGGTCAGGGAGATTGTGGTGTTGCCCGTGCCCGCCTGTACCGACTGGGGAGAAACCGTTGTCAGCGTGGGAGCCGGTGGGGGTGGTGCCGTGATCGTGAAGGTAACGCCATTGGAGGTCCCGTTCGTGTTCTGCACCGTCACCGTAACGAGGCTGGCCGAGACAAGCAGCGTACTGGGGATGATTGCTGTCAGCGTGGTTGCGTCCACAAAGGTCGTGGTCAGGGACGTGGCACCGAAGAAGATCGTGGTGGGGTTGATGAAGTTCGTGCCAACCACGGTCAGGGGCGTATTGATGCTGCCGGCCTGGGTCGAGGATGGAGTTAGCGTGGAGATACTCGGCAGTATGGGAGGCGGGGCGGCCGTGATGGTGAAGGTAATGGAGTTCGATGTCCCATTGGCGTTGGTCACATGCACGCTCACTGTGCCATCTGACGCTAGCAAGGCACCGGAAATCGTGGCCGTGAGCGAGACTGAACTAACGAACGTCGTGGCAATGCTGTTGACGCCAAAGACCAGAGTGGTGGGGTTGATAAACCCGGTGCCACCGATTGTCACCGGCAAATTGCCGCCACCTGCCTGCACGGACGAAGGCACAATGCTTGTCAGACCTGGCACTGGCGGCGGTGGCGACGTGATCGTGAACGTAATGGAGTTTGAGGATCCGTTGGCGTTCGAGACGCTGACGGTCACGCTGCCGGCGGCGACAAGCGCAGTCGATGGGATGGTCGCCGTGAGCGAGGTGGAGTTGACAAATACCGTGGATAGATGGCTACTGCCGAATATCAGAGTCGTTGGATTGATGAAGTCCGTGCCGGTAAGTGTGACCGGCAAATTGCCACTCCCGGCCTGCACCGATGATGGTGCCATGCCGGTTAGCGTTGGTACGGGTGCTGGCGGTGGCGGCGTGACAATCGAGAATGCCAGCGAATTGGACGTGCCATTGGCGTTGGTCACAAAGCAAGGAACATTGCCACCGGTCGCGAGCAGCGTCGAGGGAATCGTGGCCGTCAGAGACGTGATGCTGCCGAAAACTGTCGAGAGGTTATTGCCGCCAAAAACAAACGTTGTCGGGTTGACGAAGTTGGTCCCGGTGAGCGTAATGGGCAGATTGCCGCTGCCGGCCGAGGCGGAAGACGGGGCCATGCTTGTCAGGGTAGGCGTTGGCGGTGGTGGATTGGTGCCTACCAGGAAAGTGAAAGGATTGGAGGTCCCCCCTCCCGGAGTGGGATTGATGACGGTAATGAACTCCGTCCCGCCCGTCTGCATTGCTATTTGCGGAATGGTGGCGGTAAGCGTCTGCTGATCGACAAACGTGCTGAGGATCGTCACGCCGTTGAGTTGTACAACGCTGACGGAGCGGTAATTCGTCCCCGTGATCGTGATAGGCGTGTCTTCCGATCCCTGCTGGACAGTGCTTGGATTGACATCCGTTATCGTTGGCACCGGCCATTGCACGGTGATCGTCAGGGCGTTGGAGCTCGGCCCGCCCGGAGGACGAAAGACGGTCACGCCCAGGCTGGTGGGCGTGGCAAAAACGGCCGCGGGAACCAGGGCACACAGCTTGGTAGAGTTCGTGAAAGTGGTGGTGTAGGCTGTGCCACCGACCTTGATGATATCGCCCAGAACAAAGTTCTGGCCGACGACGTGGACCCACACGTCTGTCAAGATCTCCGCCGGCACTACGGTGGGTGTAATCGAATTGATGAAGGGGGGCGGTGTGGGTGCGGCGGTTGCGGGCGCCCTGGAGGGAAGTGGAAGCACATTTTCACCCCACGGATACGATTGGTTCGGCAGTGGCGTCCGTCGCCACGTCTTGTTGATAAGCGGTCGTCGCGTCGTCCTCCCGTGTCGTCGTCATTTTCCCCGGCGTCGAGTTGGTATCCACATGGTTGAGCAGCTTCCGCAAGGCATTGAGGACTGACTTGGCCTGCGGCTGGCCAGACCGAGAGATTACCGTGTTGATGTCCCCCAGAAGCATCTCGTCAATCGAGCCCGCATAGGTGGGTGAACCGCTGGACCCCACGGCATCCCAGGACAGATCGCCATAACCGGCCAGGGTATCCCCCTCGGCGGGGCCTACGCCGGCTTGGACGAAGATGGAAATGTGGTAGACGCCACTTGGCACAGCCGGCATATCGGCAGTGAAGTAAGCAGAAGCTACGCCCTGTTCCGTCATGGCAATGGCATAGGTGGCGAGGTTGGCGGTGGCGTAGACTTCGAAAGCGGCCCCGTTCCAGATCTGGCCATCGGTTGCCCGGCGTACCTCGGCGTAAAGGGTATCGCCGGTTGCCGTCCACTGGATTTGAATTTCTTTGGCCATGATATCATTCCGCCACTTAAGTAAGAGCGACCGACCCGGTGACGACCGTTCCATTCGCGGTCTTCGCCTTTATTTTTAACTTGCCGGCACCATTCGTTGGGTCCAGGTACAGGCAGATTTCGTTCGCGGCCAAATCGCCGTCCGCTGGTATTGTTGTTCCCATGATGACGATATCGCCGAATTGCACACGGCCTGCCCCTGTTTTGATGGCGAAGTTATTGGTGGCGGCGGCGACATCGCCAACAAAAACTCCATAGGCGTTATCAACGCTTGGATAATTGCCATCAATAACGTAGAAGCCAATCCAATTTGTAACAGGGCCGCCAACTGGCTGGATAATTCCGTCCGCGACAAAACACGACAATGTGCCGCACCGGCCCGGACCAAAGTTTCCAACCGCACAGTCTATCCCCCAAATGCGGTTGTTGGGTGCATCAACAGCACTTTTTCCGAATGTGTCGATGTTCAATGCGGCCGCCCCGGCACCTATGCCACTGTCATCGGTAGTCAAGGCCACCACATTGAGTCCGGTTGTATAGCCACCGCCTTCTTGCTGAACTAACAGACCTACCGAACCACCAGAAGGAACAATGGTACCGATGTTTACCGTGCCTCTTCGTCCCCACCAGTCCTGAATACTGGTGTCGAAGTTGGGATTGTCACCAAGCAGCCCAAAATTTCCTGATATTACGCCAATCCCCATGTCAACCTCACAGCAAAGCAAACAGGGCGTTCATGCTCGTCGGCCCCGTGCCGATCTGGAACGTGAACTGAATCTTCTGGAATCCCTTCACGTCACTCATGAAATGGGCCACCGTGTCGTCCGCCGGCGACACCGTGTCCGTTGTCACGCCCGCATCACCCGTCGTTAACACCAACGTGTCCGCGAAATGCTCCGTCGCCGTGAAGAATCGAACGCTCGCCCCCGCGGTGCAGGCGTATTCAACGATGGTCACGGGCACCCACACGATCCTGATTGGGTCATTCTCATCGAGGCTGGACCAGCCAGTTACCCGGATGGAGTAGGTGTCGTTGGTGGCCCCGAGGGAGTAAGGCACGACCCGAATGCCGTTCTGGACCACCCCGCCGTTCATGTCGTCCAGGGTGAAGACCCCGGCGCCGGATGGCGTCGTATGCGTCTCGGCCAGGACGGGGAAGGTGGCCGATGTCGAGTTGACGGCCAGGGCTCTGCGGAAGCTGGAGCCCATGGTTTGGATCATCATGCCTCACCCCATGAAAAAAGCCGCCAGCCCCGGGAATAGAAGGGCCGGCGGCCTGGCACTGAGAATAACAAACCGCCCCCTATGGTTTCCGTCTGCCTCTCCCGGCCAAGGTGTTAAGGAGAAAGAAGCCGAGGGCGGCTTGGCTCAACCAATATTCGCCCAGACAGCGGACAGGTTTGTCCCTTGGTTCACATACAACCCAGTGCCCGAACCAAGGGCCTGAGCGCCCGCTGTACCCTTCATGTTGAAGAAGATCGCCCCATGGGCAAAACCGGCGATGCCATTGACGGGTACGCCAGTTGTCGCATTGGAGGACTGGCCGGGCCGGGAATCCATGCCGATCAAGTGCCCCTTGCCGGGTATGAACATCAGCCGGTCTACGGCAGCTTCCACATCTAAACGCCGGTCAGCCATGATTCACCCTTTTACTGATAAGTCATCCCGTTGTACGTCGCCGCCGGCGCCCACCAATGCACGTTCTGCCGGTTGAACGGCGCCCGGTCGGAATCGTCCCGGTTGTATCCCAGCTTGGCCGGCTTGTGCTTCCTGTCGATGCTGATGGAAGCCGACAATCTCTCCTGCCAGGTGGCCCACTGGGGTCCCTTGGCGTCGTCCAGCTTGAGTTCGGCCATGGCGAGGCAGGATTGCAGGATCGTCTCGGCATGGGCAGCCCCACCATAAGCAAACGGCAAAGCGTTCGTCATGGCATCGGCCTGGAGATAATACTGCCCCTGGATCGTGTACTCCCGGTCGGCTAGCGGGAAGACGAACAGCTCAAACCGCTGACTGCGGACGGCATTGGTCCCCTTGATGGGTCGTTCGCAGGCATATTGCGGCGGGCCGGTCATGGTTGGCGTCACGGAATACTGCTGGCGGATCTTGCCCTCGTTCTGCCACTCGATCTGCCACGGCATCGAGGTCGTGTTGTCCGTCAGAAGGCTCAACTGGTTCTCAAAGCCGCCGAAGTCATCGGGCAATGTGACAGTTGACGCACCCTGGGCGAAGGTGAAGGTTCCGACAGGATGGAGGAAGCTCCAGTCGTAGGAGTTGGCTTCGCCTTCGCGGGGGGAAGGGTAGAGGAACTGGTGATACCCGGATCGGACGCAGTCCATGATGTCGTTGGTCTTGTTTACGTCCCAGGCCGGTTCCCCGAAGTCAACACCCCGACCGTAGCCCAGGAATCTGCCGACTCGGGCTTGCAGGTCTGCGAATGTCAGGTTCAGGGTTGATTCGGCCAAGGCTTACCCCTTGTAGTGCTTGGCGTTTGAGGCCGGGGTGGCCCCGCCGCCTGCCGGACTGCTCGTACCCTTGTCGTCGCAAGAGTAGATGCCGCCCAAGCCATGCTCGCTGTTCTTGGACTTGTACTCACTGGAAGCGTGCGGGTCGGGACTCTTCACGCCTTCCAGGTTGTGAACGTGAATGTCGCCGTGATGGTCATGTCCCTTTTTGCCGTACTTCATCGCTTGGCCCTCTTTCTGGTCTTCTTCTTGCTAACTCGGGCAGGAAGCTTGCCTTTATTGTCGAAATGGTGCTTCTTCACCCAGGCGTGCCCAAACTTGGCGTTCAGAAGCTTTCTCTGTGCCTCGCTCTTGGCCGGCATGATTACCCCTACGAGTTCGGGAGCTGGGCACACCTGATCCAGTCCACCAGGAGTCGCAACGTCGTCCCGGTCGAGTTCATGACGGAGAATCCAGGAGACATGAACGCCGTCGGGAAGTTGGTGTTCACCAGATCGAGACTGGACAGGAATGTCGCTGCCGGCAGGCCATCCACAAAGACCTTGATAAGCGGACGTGCCAGCTGTCCGACCGTCTGATTGCCTGTCGCCGTCGTTACCAAGACTGGTGGAGCATTGGGATCAAAGCGGAAGCCAAGCTTGTGGAAGGCCCCGGCGGTGTTGACTGCCCCGGTGACGCTGTTCATGAGAGTAGTCAGGCCAGTCACTTGCACCGCAGCCTGGCCAGTCAGCTTGTAGCAGAAGGACCACTCGGTCGGCGTGCCCACAAGAGAGGAGAAGCCGATCATGTCCACATTGGCCAGTGCGTCAGCCGTCGTGATCGGGATAGCTGCCTGGGGCAATCCCGTGCTACCGCTCAGGAAACCGCCAAAGAGGCCGACAAACACGTCCCCCAGTGTGGCGGCAATGGATGACTTGGCTACCCGTGCCTCGAACCAAAGCTGCTGATTGAGAGCGTTGGTTGAAGTCGTGACGAGGCGGAACGAGTTCATGCCGCCGCCAAATGTCACGGTCTCGTTGTCGGTGTCCGAGTTGATGCTGACGACCCCGCCTTCCACGTCGCCGCTCAACGCCGTGCCGCCCGTGTCGGCATAGACCGCCCAGCGGCCGAAGCTGCCGACGTTGGAGGCGACGTTCATGACCCCGGAATTGAAGTCGTCGAAGATGTACTGGCCGCCCGCCCCTTCGTTGGCCTGCTCCAAGAGGAGGGGAACATCGCAGTCAGCCCATATCGCCTGCGTCGGCCCGCGGTGCGTATCGGCGACCAAGTTGGCTTCGTAAACAACGCTTTTGACCGCCATTGTTAGGTTCCTTTTCTCTTGGCCGTTTTCTCGGGTTCGTCGTCAGGCTGAACTGTTTCCACATTGCGGCGATACACCCTCGCCGATACCCAACTCTTGGATACGTGGGCCCCTTCCCGGTCCTTGACGATCTTCTCGGGGTTCACCAAGACATCGGTGCCCAGAATCTTCTTGGCGTTGGCCCCCTTCTTGCCACCGTTCACAAACCGGCCAGTAACCTCGCCAAAGCGGCTGTACTGCTGCTCGATCGGTTCGTAAGTCTTGCCGTCGTTGGTGAAGCCGACCAGATGGGGGCAATAGCCGTACTCGTCGGCATCATCCTTGGTGCAGCCGAACGGACAATGAACGCGGATCTCCCCGAATACCGAGGCCCGGAGTTCCTGTGCTTCTTCGGATAACGGCATGGTTAACTCGGATACGTGGTTGCCGTGGAGCCAACCATGTGGCAACGGCGATTTTTGGAGACAAAATTATAGGTGCAGTCCACAAAGTGACTGCTGACCGTGTGCTGGCCGGGGGTGAACGGGATGGTCGTTTCCTTCATCCACCAGCCGCGGAGGATGTAGGTTTTGAACCAGCCCCAGTTGATTCCGTAGAAAGGTCCAGTTGTATCGCGTTCCAGCCATGGTACCCACACCACGGGGACACGCCGGAACAAAACCCGGCCGTCCATACTTGCAATGTCCGGTCCGAGGTTTTCGTTCTGACTCTCCAGGGACTCTTCGAGAGGCTGGATGACGCTGTAATTGCTATAGAACCCATACTCATCCCCGGTATTAGGGGTCGGAATGCCCTCGACGGGCGGCATGAACTTCGTGAACGTCGCCGCCCGGCGGGCCGCCCTGATAAAGTCGTCGCGGCTGACCACCGTGTAGGGGAACGTGTAATTGGTCCAGTTGGGATACGTCGTCGATGAAACACCGGCGACGTTTGTGTAGCCGGTGAGGACGGTGCCGTTGAAGCCGGCGGTGGCGCCCTTGACGATCCAGTAGGGCAGACCCAGGGGAGTCTTGGGGTCCGAGGCCGGGGGAGCAGCCCAAAAGTTTGTTTCCATCAATTCGGCGAAGCTGATAAGCGACATGATGCGCTTCTGCTTCACATAATCGACGATGCGGGCAGGCTCGCGGTTCATGGCGATGACCTGGCCGATGAGCGAGTAGTTGGTGCCCGAGTTGCGCCAGACGGTATTGGCCTGGATCATGCCGTCCACGTCGTTGACGTTGTCCGACTCGCCCAGGCCCATGTTCTTGGCCGAGTTGGACTGGCCAACCAGCACGTCGAACTGGATGCCGGTACCCGATTCGAGAATCACGCGATTCTTGCGAAGCAGGTTGGACATGGCGACGTGGGTTTGCAGGTTGGACGAAATGTCCGTGAATTTCGGCTTGCCGAGGTCACGCAGGGTATCGGCAATCAGATCGCCGATATTTTCCGCTTGGAATACGGGCACGGTGGCTTACCTTCTACCTTGGCCTTAACCGAGAAAACCGTCCATTTCTTCACTGTCGGGCATCACTTCCGATGACTCTTTCATGCGGGCCGTCAGGTTGCGAATCGCCTTGGCATCCCCCTTGGGCTCCTCGCCTTTTCGTTGCGTCGGCTTGGCTACCGTCCCATTGGCCCACTGCTCGGGAGTGATCCGGGAGGGTGCGTCATTTGACGCACCCTGCTTGACGACTTCGCCGTAGGCTTCCTGGGTGTCGGGGTACATGAGCTCGACCGACTCGCGGATCTTGGCCTTGATCTGGGCCGGCGTCATGTTCTGGACATTGATCTGGGCATCACGGAGGACGGCCAGCCGGCGACGATACCCAGCCTGGTCTTTCTGCGATACGTCCCGGCCGGCCCCCTTGCCGAAAATCTTCTCGAACTTGTCGCCCATGGAGGAGAAGGCCCCGTCGATGATCGACTCCAGCCTCAACCCTTCCCGCTGCTGATCTCTTTGATCGCGTTCGGCCAGCTGTGCCTTGAGAGATTTGACTTCCTGGCTTTGCGAGCGAGCCAGTTTCTTCATGGCCGCCACCAGTTGAGGATCGTACTGGGCCTCGTCCAGCCCCAGGTCGATGTCGTCATCTTCGGTCTTGGGCGCCTCGACGGGGACATGCACCTTGTTCTGGTCGATGGCGTGCTGTTTGGAGAACTGGTCGGCGATAAGACGTTGATGATTTCTGTGCTGGGTGATGACTCGCCGCAGCGCTTGCGGGGACAACTCTTCTATGTCCTCCGGTCCATAGCCGAACTCCTCGGCCTGCTGCACGAGATAGGCTTCGTGCTTGGGGACCTTGGCGAATGTGCCGTCTGGATTGCGAGGGCGGTCTGTTTTGGCTTCGGGGTCTTCAATTACGCCATTTGGCGGAATTGGCTCTGGTTTTGGCTCTGGTTCTGGTGTTTTGGCTGTCTTTTCGGGTAGTTCGACGGCGAGATTGGTATCCCCGAGGTCGTAGGGATCGTTGGATGGGGGGGTGGCCGGAGTCTCTGGCGTCTGTGCCGCTACATTTTCTGCCACTGCATGATGCCAATCTCCTTGGCCGAGAAGACTATGTCAGCAAGACTACACGTGTTAGGTGACGTTGGCAAGCTAATTATGTACTGACGACTAGATATTCCATCTGGCAGGCGGCAGTATTGGCCAATGCCGTCGGCGTCTGGAAGTCGGCACCTGCCTTGAAAAAGGCGAACCCATTGACGGGATCAAGGCGAGCATTGTTTTGGCCGCCATCCGTGTAAAGGTCGATGTAATTGGTCGGGTCTTTGTTGAGGAAGATCACATATCCCGCTACTGGCACCGCCCCAAAATCAATACTGGCGGCGCTTGTGCCAGTTGGCACACTCACCTTTTGCCGGGTGATGATCTTGGTGGCCACACTCTTGATGAGGTTCACCACGTCGAGGACTTCTTCGGTCCCCTCCGCATCGGAATAGGCGAGGTTGGCGTTCAGTGTCAGTTCATTGGACATTGGCTTACCCCTTCAATTGTGCCATTTGGCACAATTAACAAAGAGGCCCCTGGGTGCCGTACACACCCAGGGGCCGGGAGGGAAGAGAAGACATCACGTACCGCTAAAACAGAAACCCGCCCTTCACGCAGGCTGTACAACAAAGCCGGTCGGACCACCGGCAACTACATTGTACGCCACGTCGCCATTGAAAGGCCCGAAGCTGCCGTCATTGGCATTGACGGTGACAGCCACGGACCCGGCACCGGCCTTGACTCCCTGGGTCGAGAACGTCATGGGTCCGGTTGACGAGGCACTCAGGGTGCCCGAGGAGTCGGCCGTGACTGACGAGGTTGCAATGGCACTGCCGTCGATCAGTTCGCCGGCCGCGTTGGTGAGGAGGATGAGCCAGTTGCCCGGATTGTTGGGATCGTCGGTGATCGTAAATGGATTGTCCGGGTTGACAACATCACCCGCCTTGTACTTTCGGGTGGCCTTCTGGCCCTTCTTCGCCTTGGTTTTGAACTTGCCGGCCATGTTCGGTCCTTTCTGTTGAGGTTCCACTTGGAACCCAGTAATGGGATTAACTACTTCTACGATAAGTTTGAGCTGGGCACAAATACATTCTGCCGCCGTGGCCTGTCTCTCGGCAGCGTCGGCAAGGCGTTCAAGATTCTGGAAGAGTGTGTGCATGTTACTTACACCCTCCTTGGCCACGAGGAATGAAGCCGCAGATCTGGCTGATGATGGGCTGGAGAGCCGGCCCGAATACGCCAGGATTGGCACAGACGTAGGCAATGCCTTGCCGCAGAATCATGAGCAGCAGGGACCAGGGAATAGCCTCGGGCGTGGCCATCAGGGCGGGTGCCGACGTGACGGGATAGGTGCCCCCCGGAACCGTGACATGCAAAAAAGGCAGGCCCGTGATATAGCCGGTTTGTGTCGGAATGACCACGACCTGATGAAGTGGTGTCGGGCCCGGAGCCGGCGGAACTGGCGTAATACCCGGCGTCGTCGGGTCTCTCAGCCACGCCTCGCCACAGGCAGCCATGAGCCAGGCGTGGTCCACCACCCCAATCGTACCCCAGGTGTAAAGCAAGTAGCCGTTGGCCGGGGCGTTGTTCGGCACCTGTACCCCTAAAGCTTGGAACAGGGCCGAGCAGGGACCATAGCCAGACAGGGCCACGCAATGGTCCTGGGCCCCGCCATGTCCCCCGAAAGCATACCAGCCGTTGTGGTTGCCGGCGCCGGATGGCAAGGAACTGGACGAGATGCCTATTTTCACCGGTCCCTTGGAGATCGCATTTTGCAAGATGGACTCGTTGGAAAAATCGACGCCGGTGTAATGGCCATCGTTGTAGGTTGTGCCATCCTGATGGAAGCCGTCCGAGATCATGAGGTCCATGACCTGGGGCAGTTCGGCACCGTTCAGGAGGTCATACTTGCGGCAGAAGGCCATGAGGGTGGCGTCGGTGATCTTGGTCTCGGGCAGGCCATTCATGACGCTATAGGCGGCCTTGGCGAAGCATTCTTCGGCGGAGACGCAATCGCCGTACTGGTCATTGAGCCACGCTTCCAGAAATGGGGGAATGACGATAACCTGGGGGGGTGTCACCCCAATGGCACGATAGGGACGTGCTGTGAGCAGTTTGTACCGGGGTGTTGGTTTAGCACCCGTTTTGAATTTCCTCGGCTCGACTGGTTCGACCGGTTCGTCGGGCATTGGATGCTCCTTTGAGAAGGTGGGGCCATTGAGAGGTAATCTACCCCCGAGTGCCGCGGACACCCGGAGGCGGCCCATGCCCCTCTCAAAGGCATGGACGCATCAAGAATCATTTGGCTTCAAGTGCCTTCAAGCGGCGGTCAACTTCCTCGAACGTATCGACAATATTGGCGAGGGACCGCTGTATCAATTCAACCGCGATTTCCAGGGCGGTTACTCGTTCTTCGATGGTCATTGCAATGCCTCGCAGACGGCTTTACGGATAACCTGCGTTTTGCTGAGGCCGATTTCACGAGTGCTGGCCATCAGGTCCTTGGCATCCTGGATTATCTTCGGGTCCGAGGCCAACAGAGACAGGCAGTCTTCCACACTCATGTCTTTCATGATGGACTGGTATTTGAGGTCGAACCAAGTGGGCTGTGCTGCCACGAATCACCCCTTAAATCCCCACCTGGAAACGATCCAGGTGGGGCTCCGAATGCGGAAACATTCTCTCCATAAAGGAGAAACTGAGGTAGAGAAAAGGCCACCCCACGGCTCCTAACGGACAAGATTGCTCGCACCCAACTACGCTAGCAGCCACCCCTCAGACGGCCGCGGAAGATTCGGTGGAATATTCGCACACGTACTCGCGTCTCACCCGCCGCACAGGCCGTAACCTGGACCGCCGCCGCCGGGGCACAAGCCGCCTGCGGGGCGACCTGAACGGAAACGTTACACGCTCCTGACGAGCAACCACGACCACGGAAGATTTGGGCGTCCGCCGTGGAGGCGAGAAAAAGCAGTCCGAGAGAGAGAATCCATTTCATCGCGAACCTCCTTTAACAGGCCATGCCGAGACCACCCCGGCAAAGGGAACTTCATCTGGAACCAGCTCAAAGACGATTTCATCCCGAGCCACATGGCTGACCCGCACGACCTTGCCCATGAGTTCGGTAATGTCGAAGTCGGCCCCGAACTCGTCCGAGCAATCGAGAGGGGCACCAAGTACCGTCGTAATGTGGATGGTTGGCATCATGCCCTCCTATGATTGCGTGTTTCAACCACTACTCGCCACCAGATAAAGAAGGCTGCCAGGCCAATGAGTGTAACGGGCCAGAACAGAATAAGCCAGAGCCATTCCCAGATGGTGGGCTTCATCTGAGTACCACGATACCACTTCCAGACAAGAATACGACCATGCCCAGAAATAGGCAGGCGAAGAAGGCCAGCCACGGCGAGTAGTTCGGGGCATTCGGCACCGCCCCGAGAAGGGACAATAACCAGAGAAACATGACCATGATGAAGCAGACAAGTAGGACAGTAAACACTTTTCACCCTCTTTCCCTCGTTTCCAGCCACACCGCCAGGCCGGTCGCAAGACCGGAGGACCAGGCGAGCAGCAGTATGCCGAAGACCTCATATTCGTTCATGGTCGGCCCCAAAACACCAGTGCCACCGCTCCAAACGCTGCGACCAAGGCGATAGCTGTTCCTATTACGGAGAATATATCCCGTTTCATCGTGTCCGTGCGGCTTAACTGGCCGCGGTTCTCTGACACAAACCTTTCTATCGCCAGCGTTCTGCGTTCCAGGTCAATGTGATGGGCCTCGTATTCACTCTTCGTCAGAAAGCGGTTGATCTGGTCGGACAACTGCCCTCGAAACTCATTGACGCTCTCAAAGCGTTTTTCGCTTGCGTGCTCGGCCTTGCTGAGTGCCTTGTCGGAAGCTAAATGCATGGCTTCCATGGCATCCACGACAGCCGCCAACTTTGCTTCTATCCAGCGGTGCTCGGCCTCAATCATTCTCTGGACGTGCTCGTGCAGGGTGCGGACGGTCCAGTCGGAGAGTTGTTCGGGCTCCATTCTATAGCCCCATCTTGTTCCGCATGTTCTCCACCCGCCGGCTGTCCTCGACCATCTTTGAAAGGGCCATCATGCGGGCTTCCTTCTTGATGTCCTCGGCCCGGTCAATGCCCATGTGCAAGATGGACTTCACATAGTCCCAGGTCTTGAAGACTTCCCGGTCGAATTGCAGGTCCACCGCCTGGAGCTCGGGGTTCCAGGCTACGATGATGGCGTGTACTTTAGACTCGCCGTTTTGTTCAGACATCGGCCCACTCCGGTTCGGGGGGCTTCGGCAGATCGGGCGCCCGGTCACTGTAACCGGCGTCCCTGTCGAAGAAACCATACGCCTTATGGTATGCACGCCGGTGCGAACGACTCGTGAACACCGGGCACCCATTCTCATCGAAATACGTCGGTACTCCCTTCCTGACCGCTGAGTCCATGGCCTCTTCCCTCTGATCGGGATGAACAGCTAACGCCTCGCAATGCTGATCCTTCCAATGAACGAGGCCGGCGCCTGTGCCAATTGGCACATCCGGGAAAACTGCGTCAAATGTCGCCTTGGCCACTTGCTTGCCGTCGATCCAGTAAGTGGTCCGGTCGCCTTCGCCCTTGATTATGCCTTTCATCCGATGCCTGCTCCTGCTGGTTGACCGTTGGCTTTGGGTGCCGAGGCCATCATCTGTTGCACCCGTGAATTGTCCTGGTTCGCCGTCGAGTTGCCAAGAGAACGCCGGTTGTAGTTCCGCGTCGTCTCGGCCTGCATGGGCGGCTTCTCCACCCCCGCCTGCCCCTGCTCCTTGTCCACTGGCGGCTCCCCAATCGTGAGAAGTTCCTGAATGTCCGGATCGTCCAGATACAGGCCCACCTTCTGGAAGTATTTGTTGAGGTCCAGAGCAATCCCCTGCTGCTGGGCCAGCTGGGCCAGGGGAAGGTAAACCTGCTGGATCACCTGATTCATCGCCGCCAGCCTTTGTTGCGGCGTCTGGTGCTGGAGAGAATAAGCATCCACCTTGACATCCATGTCCTCGTACTTGTGCGAGCGTACCATTCTCCCCGGCATGTTCTGATGCACGTCCGGGTTGTTGGGGTAAGTCTCCAGGGGAATGGAGATGCCCTCTATCCCTGGTATCTCGTACTCGGCCCTTGTGACCCGATGTGGATCGTGATGGTAGAACCAACAGAGGGCATTGGCCACATCGTTGGTGAAGTCGAGCACCCGTCCCTGCATGTCGGCGATCGAGGCGGCCGAGTTCTCGTTGAGCATTTCATCTTGATGGGCCGTCTTACTCTGGGGAGACAGGCCGCCCATGATGTCGAGGTTGCCGGCCAGCCATGAGACCAATTCCTTCATGGCCATGAAGAACTGGAAGTTCTGCGGGTTGGGGCCGCCCATCGTCACTTGGCGGATCTGATCGGGGTTATCGACCTTGATGATCTCGCCGTCGTTGGAGACCATGACGCGAGTGCCGTCCTCGTTGGCGGGGCCGGTTACGAAGGTGTTTTCCTTTTGCCTTTCGGCTTGGCGCATGAGCTTTCTGAGGAGGCGGTTGATGTTTTCGTGGAGGTCGATGAGATCCATGACAGGCGCTTTTGGCATTGGGTTTCCAGGGACCGTGCCAAAGCCAAGAATGTGGTAAGGTCCTTGATCCGGACCAACCCAGGGTCGAATTGAAAGAGCCTTTCCATGATGCTGGTCGTCCCCGGAAGCCGCCCCCGTAAGGTTATCGTCACGGAGAGTAATGATGAGGCGGTGTCTGGGTAAATAAAACTCCCATAGGTCAACGAAGTCTTCAAACTCTTCTTGGTCCGAGCCAAGGGTCGTCCTCCCGATAAGGCCAATCCGTTCGTCGCCTTCCATGTTGTAAATGCGGTCAGTGGATACTTCGACGTTCTTGCGGTCCTTGGAGAACATCTTGGTTTCGCGGACTACAGCCAGGGGCGCTCGATAACGATGCCCAAGAAACCCAGCCTCCCCGAAGTCTCGGCAGTGGATGTCAAACACAAAGTCGTCCAAATCCACTCGCTCAACAAATGGCTGTCCCGCCTGGTTCTTCCAACCAGTGGTAGCTGACTCAGCGGGAGTAGCCAGCCCAACCTTCGCGATCCCAATGGAGAATAAGGCATCCGTCACCACCCTCTTCAAGATGTTCGCCAGCCGAATCCGCGGTATCTCCCGGTTGATCCACAGGCCCATGGCGTTGACAATCGGCCGGCTGCCGCGGTCCCAGGTGGACAGGAGAACTCTCGGGTTCTGGGCGATGAGTTTGCGGCCGACGACGGAGACGTACTGGCCGATGATGTTGCAGGGGACGGCCTGAATGGCACCTTCTTCGGAATAGTGGCGGCCTACATATTGGCGGACGGCATCGAAGCGTTCTTGACGGGGCCGCCTCAAGACGAGTCGAGCACGCTGGGCAGCGGCCGCGAGGCGGGCTATGAAAGTGCTGTCGATCTTGTCAGCCACTTGGCATGGCTTTCTCCCTGGCCTCTACAACCATCTTCTCGTATTCGTTGAGCCTATCAAGAGACTTCTGTGCCTCCGGAGTAATGGTTGGCGTCCACGTCCATCCATCCGGTCCATACGTCCCCTTGCCAGCACATTTCATCATAATAAGGGCTTTCATCGAATTGATTCGCGAAAGTTCTTGGCGAAAAAGCAGATCATCAGGAGGAGGAGGGATCGAGTCAAACTTCTTCATATTCTCTCTTCCTCCAGTAATCCCGCCGCCACTGAAGACTCATCTGCGGAACAAGTGGCTCGACCTTCTCTTTCCGTGGCACGCCAATCAACTTCATCATCTTACAACTTTGGGCGTCGGCCATGGCCATGTCGGCGTGGTTGAGGCCCGAGCCCGATGGGTCGGGGCTCTCCTTGCCCTGCTCGATGTTGCCACGCTTATCGTAACGGAACGACAGGCACTCCTCCAGAGCATCCCTGGATGGGTTGCGAAATACCCGGTCTCTCAAAGCCGCCTGATATTCCTCCAGCCACATGCGTTTACTCTGGGGAGTGGGCTGCCAGCCAGGCTTGTCGGTCACTTCCGCAAAGATGCGGTACTCGTCACGTTTATAGTAAACGTGCCGGTATCCGAGTTCCACCACTCGATTTCCGAATACCGCACCAGGACCGGCCATTTCCCAACAGAGCAGAGCACCTTCATCATCGGGAGATTTGAACAGCCAGCAGAGTGCCACGGTGAGTGCGGCGAACTTGTCTGCCAGGATATGAGCATTGGCGTACTCCAGAATCTTTTCACCCGTGGAAACCTTTACCCCCGATAGACAGGACGGGGTCGCCCCGGTCCCCGCCGATACGTCGGCACCAAAGGCATAGATTCCTCGGGGTGGTGCTCCTCCTGAGAGGTTGAGCCAGAGCTTGAGGGGTCCGCCGGGGAGCTGGATGAGCTTGCCCCGCCCCGTCTCCGAGTCAAAGTGAACATCGCCTTCCCAATAGGGGGCGACACAATCTTCCTGGAGAACCCGGATGAGGAGGCGGTCGAAGACTTGCGAGACCGATCCTTTAGGATCAATGTCCAGATCCATGGCGATCGCGCGAGAACTACCCTTGCGGCGGCACTCTTTGTCGTACCAGGGGGAACGAACGCCAGGCAGCGGCCCCCCAGTCGGACTTCCATCCATGACGAATCGGTAGTCGGGACCAAAGTTATGTGCCTTGTCAAGAACTGTAATCTTGTTGGGTTCATTCTCATAGCGGTAGAGCCCCGCGTTCTTGTCCGGATGCTGCGTCCAGTGCATCCGCAGTTTCTTCATGTCTACTCTTTGGGTGAGGTCATAGAAGGCCGTGTCCAGGCCCAAGTGGGTACCATTAAAAATACGGCATCCTGTGGTGTCAGATGTACGGTGCAAAACTTCATAATCCTCTTCAATCTGGGAGAATTCGTCGATGAACATTGCCGTAGCGCGTCCTCCCACGCCAGCCTTTCCCGTACTAGCTTGGCCAGTAATGGTACTGCCGTTGTCTTCGTTGCCATAGTAAAGTTTCAACCTCTTCATCTTGGGAAGCAGCCAGTCCGGCAGTCTATCGTGCATGAAGTCAACCTTCCAGAACAGACTGTCGGGGCTCGGATCCTCGACCGCCTTCTCATTCCGGGAAATGCAAAGAAAGTGCTCCCACTTCCTGAACAGCCAGAGGTAATCCATGACGATGAGGCACAGCCACGAGGCCCCCATCTCTCTGGACTTCTCGATTACCAGATCCTCGTCGTTCTCGATGCACCAGAGTATACCCGCATCCTCCGGCCGGTCGTCGTCCTCATCCCAGGGAATGCCAGGAACCTTGAGGATGGCCCGGTCCTGAAAACCCCAGGTGATAAAGGGGCCGACCTTCTGGTTATCGCCCTTCTTTCTCTGATTGATCTGCCAGACGAATGTGTTGATGTAGAAGAGAATGTCTTCCGAACATGCCTGAATCAAAGCTTGCTGGCGCCAGTAATCCTCGTCGGCCCATTCTCTGAGTCGCAGGCGGAAGCGGACGTTGTCCACCGGATCACGCGGGATGCCACCTTTGACGAGATCATGCCACGACATCGGGCTTTACCTCGTCTTCCGAGAAATGATGGCCAACGAAAGTGCAGTCCTTGACGACCAACCCACTCAGCCCTTTGAGCACGCTCGCCTCAAATTCGTGCAGCGGCATGACGGTCCACCAGAAGTTGCCGAACCGCACCCGCACGTATTTCGCCTCCTGATGAGGTGGCAGGTACGCCAGCGCCTTCAGAACCACTTCCCTTGGATTGTCCATCTTCCATCTCCTTCCTTAAAACCTTCTCATGCCTATTCGCGATCCGGTGAGCCTTGTCGTAACTCATCCCCCTTCTCATGTCCCGCCACTCATGGGCCTCATGATACAGGACCGGCGCCCAATACTTCGGCACCAACTCGTCCGAAATCCACAGTTCATCCTTCGGAATCCACGACGACTCCATCGAATTGTTCCCCTCCACAAAGTCCATCTTGTACTTGAGCTTCACCGCATTGCCATCCACCAGATAAACCTTCACCCGGCCAATCTGACCCAGATGCGTCCTCGGGATAGGGGACCCCGGAAGTACCCGCCGCGGCGACTTGTACCCCGAAGTCAAGGCCTGGCAGTGAGACCAAAGCTTCTCATCTATCTTCATCTCTCATACCTCCCCAACCACTCCCTCAGTTCCGCCAACTTCTCGTCCTTCTTCCCTTTCCCACTTTGAGCAACCGGCTGCTCAGCCTGCAACTGGGCTGCCTTGGCCGCATCCATGGCCTGAATCTTCGCATTATGACTGATCTGCAACTTGTCATACCGGGCAACGAACTTCTCAAAGTTAGTCTCGAACATCTCCACCAGCTTCCGACCCATGCTGTCGTAAGGCGAAAAGTCCCCGTCCATGATCGCCTTCATGTCCACCATCCTCTTGGGCGGTAGCCTCTCCGCCCATTCCAAAAACTCCCCAGGATCGTCCGGCGGCGGCGTCGCGTAGTCTTCCATGCCACGCATCCTACCCGCTTATTTCCCAATTGCAATAGCTATACGTACTCTGTATACCTTTTCTCATGATAGACACCATCCTCCAATGCCTCCGTTGTAACTGGCGCTGGGTACCCCGCGGCTCACCAAGCCCAGGTACCTGCCCCAAATGCCGCTCTCCCTACTGGAACCGGCCCAGAAAGAACAAAAAACGGCATAAAGCCAAAGAGAACAAGCCATTAGATGAGGTAAAGTGCCAAAGATGCCAACGAATAGACAACATCCTCGATTGCCCCCAATGTAAAGCCCTAAGAGAAGCCGCCCAAAAGACTTCCACCTCCCCTGTGCCAAATGACGCACCCAACGG